ACCTTGAGGACGCGGTGAAGCGTCGCCCCGCCCCGGGCGATCAGCAGCGCCAGCAGCCTTCCCAGCAGCGCCAGCAGCCTCCTGCGGACCCCATCGAGCGGTTTACGCAGGGGATGTCAGCCCGCAGTGCGGCCTTCATCAAGAAAAACCCCCAGACCGTCACCGACCCCAAGATGCACGCCCGTATGCTTGCGGCGCACAATCTGGCGCTGGCCGAGGACGTCGAGGTCGACAGCGACGAATACTTCCGCCGCATCGAGGACGGCATCAAGCCGGCGCAGCAGCAGCAGCAGCGCCCGACCCCATCAGGGGATGGTAGGCGGCCGAGTTCGGCGGCGGCCCCGGCAAGCGGCGGCAGCGGCGGCCTCAATGGCGGCGGCGTCGAGGTGCGCCTCACCAAGCGCGAGGCTGCCTCGGCGACCGATGGCACGCTGATTTTTAACTACGATGATCCAACCGGCCAAAATCGATGGAAGAAGGGTGACCCAATCGGGTTGGCTGAAATGGCGAGGCGGAAGCACGAAGGCATGAAAAATGGCCTCTACGACAAATCCGTTTCGGAGTGATTGGTGAAAGAGTTCCCGTACATCCTCCACAAGGAGGATGCAGTCGAACTGGGTATCAAGTTCTTCTATTCCGGTAGGCCATGCCGGAATGGACATGCGAGCCCGCGCTACACCAAGACCCATATGTGCCTAGCGTGCAGGCGGATGCACGAAACGAGGAGGATTAAGGCGGCCCCCGGCGCGCATCGCGAGAAGTCTAGGTTGTGGCACGCCAATAACCGGGAAAAGGGTAGGGCGATGTGTGTGGCATATCGAGCTAAGTTTCCGGAGAGGCAGCGCCAGCGGGACAGCATCCGTCGCACAAGACAGTACGGGGGAGAGGGTGGGCACACCGAGGCCGATATCCTAGAAATCCACAAAATGCAGCGCGGTAAGTGCGCGTACTGTAGGGTTGTTTTGGGTCGAAAATTCCATGCGGACCACATCGTCGCTTTATCGAAGAAGGGATCGAACGTGAGATCGAATATTCAGCTTTTGTGCGCCCCATGCAACCAATCCAAGGGCGCTCGCGATCCCGTGGTGTTTGCCCAGAGTCTAGGGATGTTGCTGTGAAGCCGGTCCGGGAAGTCGTCAGTCGCGAGATCATCGACGACCTGTGGGGCGCGGGATACACGATCCTGCCTCGCAAGCGGCATCCCGACCCGTTCTTCGTCCCGCCGGAGATCGTGCCGGCGACGCGGTCCTACCAGTGGTGGTACCTCGTCCACGACAAGGCGCTCTTCGAGCATACCGGCTGGGCGGCGGTGCCGGCATCGCGGCATGATGGCTACTTCATGCCAGCAGGGTTCGTCGGCAACATCGAGGTCGAGGGCCTTGGCCTCTTCGAGAAGCCAAAGTTCGAGGTCGATGCCGAGCGCGCCGCCCGTCACACCAAGGCCCACCAGAACGTCACGGACTGGGTCAAGGAACAGGGCGCGGCCGGATTCTCTGGCGAGTTCAGGGTCGGCCCCCAGTTCACCGAAGTCGGCAAGGTCGAGCGTCACGACACCAAGACCATTGAGACCACCGTGCAGCTGCCACCGGACATGCTGCCGCATATGGCGGAGGTGTTCGCCGAGCGGGATCGGCTGTACACCGATCTGCAGGTGGCGGCCAATGTCGGCACGACGTCTGATCGGCAAACGGACATTCTCCAGCAGTACCACGAGGCGCTGAAGGATGACCCTATCATCCTGAAGGGCCCGACGTTCAATGCACTGCTGCTGCCGTGGGCCATCGAGAACGTCCGCAAGCAGCTTGCCAGCGACAATGAAGCGAGGAAAAAGTCATGAATGATCCCATGGGCGACAACGCCACCATCGAGCGCGCGAAGCCGAAGGGCGGCATGACGCCCGCCAAGCGCCGCGCTGCCACCGAGAAGCTGAAGGCCACGCTGGCCGCCAAGAAGGCTGCAGCCGAGCGCCCCGTCGCGCGCGCGGAGGCCCCGGTCCGCCGGCAGTCGCCGCGCCCGGCACCGCCGCGAGCCGAGAGTAATCGAGACCTCGCCCGGGAGACCCCGCGCCGTGGCGCTGCGGTGGCGCTGGGGCACGGCGGCGAGCGCCTGACGCGCCGGCGCACCACCGTCGGCGACCAGTTCGCGGTGCCGCTGAACGAAATCCCGCAGGGCTGGACCTACCAGTGGAACACGGTGACGGTCCTGAACCAGAACGCCAAGGAGATCGAGCGCGGCGACCTCCTGATGCACGAGAACGGCTGGCGGCCGGTGCCGGCGTCGCGCCACCCGGGGCGCTGGGCCCCGGTCGGCTACGAGGGGTCGATCATCATCGAGGGGCTACGGCTGGAAGAGCGGCCGGCGTCGTTGACGCAGGAGGCTGCCGAAGAGGATACGATGCGCGCGAAAGCGCAGGTGCGCGACCGCACCGACGCCCTCCGCCTCACCCAGAAGCAGCTGCCGGGTGCCGGGCAGGCGCAGGCGAGCCGCGCTGGCCCGCAGATGGGTATGCGGATGTCTATCGATCCCGGTTTGGATATACCAAAAGCATCATACGAGCTTGAAGAAGGGTCGTTTGAGGAGTGAAAAAAGCGTCGCGCAACCTTGAAGCAAAGCGCGCGCGGCGCATTTGGCGCAGGTGCAATGGGCCTATCCCGGTAGATGAAAGGGGAATCACCTTCGACATTCATCATCGGGATGGGGACTGGCACAACAATAATCCGGACAACCTGCAGGCGCTGTCGGTTTTGGATCATTATCGCGTCCATCTCGCCCAAGGTGATTGGGCGGCTGCGTGGTATATCTCTAAGCGGCTAGAATTATCTCCAACCGAGTACGCGGAGATTCGCGGTAGGATATCTGAGGCCCTTAAGGGTCGGGTGATGTCGCCGGAGTGGCGCGCTAGAATATCAAAAGCGCTCACTGGCCGGAAGGCCGATCCATCTGTCGTGGAAAAGCAGAGAATAGCCAATATCGGCCGAAGGCATCCACCAGAGTTCGGTGCGGCCATCACCAAGCGGCAGCTTGGTACCAAGGCCACGGAAGAGGCGCGAAGAAATATGTCCGCTGCACATCGGGGAAAGAGGCCGTCGATGGAGATGAGGATGAAGATGTCAGCGACCCGAAAAGGTCAGTACCGAGACCCGGAATCAACTCGACGTATGGTTGAGACCCGAAGGGCCAACGGATCGTATGGGAAGAAAAAGTCATGAAGGCGCAGGTGCTAGTGTTCGTCCCAGCCTTCCGGGGCAACCTCAGTGCGACGGTGTTCGAGACCTCGCATTCCCTGATGTCGGCGTTCATGCGCGCGGGCATCGGGGCCTCGATCTCGACCTACTCGTGGCCCGACATCGCCGAGCTGCGCAACATGGTGCTCTCGGTCTGGTACGACGTCATGAAGTCGTCGACCCACATCCTGTTCGTCGATGACGACATGGGGTTCGCGCCGCAGCTGATCCTCGATATGATCGAGTTCGATGAGCCGGTGGTGGGCGCGATCTATCCGATGCGGACCACGCCACGGAAGTGGGTCGGCTCCGGCATCGAATCACCCGAGTATCGGCAGGGCTTCATCAACGTTGAGGGTGTCGGTGCCGGCTGCCTGCTGGTGCGCCGTGATGCGGTCGACCGATTGATCGAGCACTTCCCGGACCTGATCGGCGACTACATGGTGCTCGAAGACATGAAGGCGGCCGGCGGCTACCGCACGTTGCAGTTCTTCGACCAAATCCGCACCGACAAGGGCAAGGTGTCCGAGGACATCAGCTTCTGCCGGCGCTGGCGTCAGACCGGCGGCGATGTGTGGGCCGCGACCGGGCACGCGATCCAGCATGTGGGCCCGTGGATATTCTCCGGCTGCTTTGCCAAGGAGCGCGACGAGGAAGCAAAGCTGAAGGAGAGTGGTGATGGCCAAAGCGCCGCCTGATTCGCCGGCCGGAAATATCGGTGAGCGTGTGTGCTTGCGAGGCCACCTCGAATGTACAGGCACCGTTGCCGAGGTGACGCCGCGCGAGTGGATCGCGGTGACGTGGGACCCGAACTGTTCGGCACCCAAGTTGTGCCACCGCTTCGAGTTGATCGTACTACCTATTGACGGTTCCCAAAAAAGGACGTATGGGAAAAGTCATCGCTGATTACTCAGCACCCCACAGGCCGCGCCTGCCACAGTGGAAGGCAGTCAGAACGCTCTGACGAAACCTACCGATAGCGCGCAGCATCGGCACCAAATCCCAAGGCGATACTTCCGGCCAAGCGAGCTAGGAAAAGCCCCGAGACCGGAGCATTTTCTGTGGCGAACACACAAGCAGCGTTTGGTTTCCGTCACATCGGATACCTCGGTGGCGGCAGCCCCGACTACCAGCTTTCGACCGGGTTGATCCTGTCGTCGAACACCACCAAGATTTTCCGTGGCGACCCCGTGGTCCGCACGGTATCGACCGGGAAGATTGCGCAGGCCTCGAACAACATCGAGACCATCGTCGGCATCTTCGACGGCTGCATGTATACGCCGACCGGCGGTATCCCGCAGTGGTCGCCGTACTGGCCCGGCGCGGCATCAGTCGACGCCACCGCCTACTTCATCGACGCCCCGAACGCCCTCTTCATGGCGGCGGCGCTCAACACCAGCATCGTCACGGCGAACATCGGCGAGAACGTCGGCTACGCCATCGGCACCGGCAACACCACGAACGGTTTTTCGGGTGCCACCATCGATCAGTCGACGCTCAACACCACCAATACGCTGCCGTTCCGCGTCGTTGCCCCGGTCACGACCTCGGGCAACTTCGGCCAGATCGGCAACGGCTCCGATCCGTCGACCGCCTACGGCTGGGCCGTCGTCGCCTTCAACAGCCAGAACTTCAAGCAGCTGACGGGCTTGGCGTAAGCCTAGCCTTTTAGCACCATCGGAACCGGCTTCGGCGTAACAGGGACCTGACAGATGCCAATTTCACTCGCGAGCATCCGCTCGGAACTTCTCCCGGGACTGTTCGACGTCCGGGGCTCCTACGAGATGATCCCGCGCCAGTGGGACAAGGTCTTCAAGACCCACAAGTCGGCGATGGCGGTCGAGCGTTCGACCCAGATGGCCTTCGTGGCGCTGCCGTTCCTGAAGGATGAAGGTGCGGCCACCCAGTTCGATAACAATGCCGGCGAGCGCTTCACTTGGGCGTTCGTGCATATCGAGGTCGCGTTGGGCTACGCCATCACCCGCAAGGCCATCGACGACAATCTCTACAAGGCGCAGTTCAACCCGACGAACCTGAAGCTGCAGGAAGCCTTCGCGCAGTTCAAGGAAATCCAAGGCGCGAACGTGCTGAACCTCGGCAACGTCTACAACAGCGTCCAGATCGGCGACGGCAAGGCCCTCTTCGCCACCGACCACCCGTGGGATGCCGGTACGTGGGCGAACACCTCGGCGACGCCGAAGTCGCTGAACGAGTCGTCGCTGCTCGCCAACATGGCGAACGTCCGCTCCAACTTCGTCAACGAGCGCGGCCTGAAGATTCTGGCCCGTGCGCGCCGGCTGATCGTGCCGGTGGCGCTGGAGCCGACCGCGATCCGCCTGATGAAGACCGAGCTGCGGCCCGGCACCGCCAACAACGACGTGAACGCCATCCTGTCGACCTCCGGCGGTCTCCCGGAAGGCCACCTCGTGATGGACTTCCTCACCTCGAACTTCGCGTGGTTCCTGACCACCAACATCGAGGGTCTGATCCACATGCTCCGTATTCCGTACGAGAGCGATATGTGGGTCGACAACATCACCGACAACCTGCTGGTCAAGGCCTACGAGCGCTACTCGTTCGGCTACAACGACCCGCGTGCGGCATGGGGTGAGTTCCCGACCTCGTAAGGGGCCGGGACACTCCGCACAGCAAACAGCAGCGAGGGGTCGAGATGACGACGACGAATTACCCGGACGGCGTTACCAACGCCAGCTACGACGGCGCGAACGGCCAGATGCCGTTCCCGGACCCGACGCTGTGGCACACCTACTTCAACGACTTCGACACCTATGTCGCGGGCGACTGGGTCGTCACGCTGATCGGCAATGCTGGTACGGCGGCTCTGACGGCCGGCAACGGCGGCCTGCTCCTGATCACCAGCGACGCGCTGGATAACGATGGCGTCGTTCTTCAGAAGACCCCGGCGGGCTTCGCGTTCTCTGCGACCAAGAAGTGCTTCTTCGCCGTCAAGTTCGCGGCGAGCAAGGCGACCGAGAGCGACATCCAGTTCGGCCTCGTCATCGTCGACGGCACGCCGTTCGATGCGACCGACGGCATCTTCTTCATGAAGGATGACGGCGACGCCAACATCGACGTCTACGTCCGCAAGGATGCGACCACCGGGTCGAACAGCAAGACGGCCATCGCGACGCTGGCGGCGGCGACGCAGACCATCCTCTCGTTCTACTACGATGGTGCCGGCACCCTGTTCTACGGCGTCAACGGGTCGATGGTTGGTTCGATGAGCGCCTCCTCGACCTATCTCCCGGACGCCACCAACCTGACCGTCTCGATGGCGCTCAGGAACGGTGAGGCCGGGGCCCAGACCTTGACGGTTGACTACATACTGGCCGCGATGGAGCGGTAAGGGAGCGAGACATGGCCAAGACACTGGTAGCCGGCGGCAACCCGAACGTGATCGCCGAGGCGCGCGCCAAGCGCAAGCGTGGTGGCGGCGTGTGCGCGCCAGACGGCGGCGTCGCCAAGGGTCGCATGGACAAGCCGCGCCGTGCCAGCGGCGGTGGCGTCGGATCGAACAAGCACCCGTTCTCGTCGGCCCACAAGGCCATCAGGGGCTGACATCAGTCACACGCCGCAGGTTCCCAAGCATCGGCGAAGGCACTGACGCGGTCGATTAGAGGATCGCGAAATGCAGCCTGCATACGTCAGCAAGACGCTCGCCGCAGCCGACGTCAACATCATCGCGGAGTCGCAGACGCCGGCTGGTGCCGAGGACTTGACGCTGGATGGTGATGCGGTATCGGGCGGTGTCGCCATTCTCGATACCCAGCGGCAGGTCCTGATCACGCAGGCCGCCGACGAGACCGGCCATACCTTCACGGTCTACGGCACCACCCAGAGCGGCGCGCCGATCAGCGAAGAGGTTGCTGGCGACGCCAATGCCTCTGTTGCAACGGTCCAGAGTTTCAAGACCGTCACCCGCGTCACCATCGACGCTGCGGCCACCGGCGCTCTGCAGGTCGGCACCAATGGTGTCGGTGCGACACAGTGGCGCAACCTCAATCTCGGTGTATCGCCGGCCGCGTGCGGTATCGCCGTCATTGTCGAAGGCACCATCAACTACACTGTCAACTACACGCTGGAAGATATCGACAACCCAGTCCTGTCGAGCGGCCCGACGCCCATCGCCATCTCGGCGTTGACCACGCAGACGGGCACCGTCGCGACCGTCATGAGCACGCCGATCTCGGGTCTGCAGCTGGTCGTCAACTCCGGCGATGGCACCGCCACCATGGTGATTGATCAGGCCGGCATCGCGGGCCCGTAAGAGAGGGCCTGATGGCATCAAGCGGCACCGTGAAAATCAAGCCTCTGATTTATCAGATCATCAATCTGGTGAATGGTCGGTTCTATATTGGGGTGACGAAGCTGGGGCTACCGCTGCGCCAGCAGCAGCACCTGCGCGAAGCCAAGCGCGGCAAATTGAAATTTCCGATTTACCGGGCTATTCGGAAGTATGGCGACGAGGCGTTTGCTTTTGTGGTCCTGTGTGAGTTCGAAACTTACGAGGAGGCGATGGCAAGGGAGGTGGAGCTGATCTCCATTATGAAGCCGGCCTACAATGCTGCCAAGGGTGGTCAGGGCCTATCTTATTGGACTGGAAAGAAGCGGGACGCGGCTACCAACGCTAAGATTTCAAAGACCAAGACAGGTGTCTCGCGCGGCCCTACTCCTGCTCACGCCTTGGAAGTGTTCAAAGAGAATATGAGGCGGGCCGCTAGGGCCCGTCGCAAGCCCGTGAGATGTGTGAGAGATGGAAGGGTTTTCGAATCGTGCGCATCTGCATCGGCTCATTATGGTCTTCACCCAACATCTGTCGCTAAGGTGGCTGGTAGGGATAACCGAGCGGTGCGTGGTATGAGATTCGAGTTTGTCGGAGTCCCGAAATGAGTTCCAGTGGGACGTACGACTTTTCCGTCTCCAATGGAGAGGTGGTGCTAGCTGCGTTCGAGCGGCTGAAGGTGTTCGCGCCGTCGATCCGCACCGAGCACATGCAGACGGCGCGCCGCGAGCTGAACTTCCTGCTGGCCGAGGCCGCCAACAAGCAAGTCAATCTCTGGAAGGTCGATCAGGTCGACGTCCCGTTGACGGCGGAGGTGGCGACCTATGCGGTGCAGTCACGCACCGTGATGATCCTCGATGCGTGGATCACGCAAAGTTCAGGATCGTCCCAGATCAACACCTACATCACACCGGTGAGCCGCACCGAGTACGCTTCGTTTTCCAATCGGGAGACGCCCGGTCGGCCGACCTGCTACTGGTTCGACCGCTTGATGTCGCCGGAGATCACGTTGTGGCCGGTGCCGCCCAGCAGCGGCTACACCCTGAGCTACTACCGCTGCATCCAGATGGAGGATGCGAACCTCGCGGGCGGCGAGACGCCAGACATCCCGTACCTGTGGCTGGACTGGTTCGTCGCCGGCCTCGCGCATCGCCTGTCGCGTCCGTACGCCACCATCGAGATGGAGAAGTTGCGCAAGGCTGACGCGATGGAGGCGTGGGCGGTGGCGGCGACGCAGAACGTGGAGAACGCGCCGACCACAATGGCCCCGACAATTTCGTCGTACTATCGCAGATAGGTCTCAGGTGGTATGACGTCGCATGGCAAATCGACCGCATCCGAGGGGCGCACGTACAAATCCACGCTCACCGCGTGGATGGGGCACCTGCATGCGTTGCGGGTTCGTGGTGAACCTCTACAAGCTGGAGAATCAGGCGCAGTGGCGCGGGCTCAAGCTGATGCCGACCAATATCATGGTCTGCGATACGTGCGAGGACATCCCGCAGCGCCAGCTCGGCACCATCATCCTGTCGCCCGATCCGCCGGGCCTGCCGGGCGCATTGCCGGAGCCGTATGCGGTGGACGAATACTGGCCGCGCCTGCTGCAGGGCGGACAGCCGCGCTACCTGCAGGGCATGCTGCCGCGCTACCTGCAGATCAGCAAATACTACGACGAGTGAGGGGGTGATCCATGGTCGTTCCTTCAGCAGCACAGCTTCAGGCCTTTGCCGGCGGTCAAATGACCGACCTGCCGGAGTTCTCTGCCGCGTATGATGCCACCGCCCTAATCGAACTGGTTTCCCCGGGCGACCCAGATGATGGGATCAATTACAGCATCACGCTGGCGCTGCTGGCGTCGTTCATCAATACGCTTCCGGTCACGCCGACGATCATCACCTCCGGTGCGACGCTGATGTCGCCGTACGAGGCTCTCGTCACCGACACCCGAATCCTACTGAACAAGACGGTCGGGGCCGCCAGCTGCATCGATATCGGCGGCGGCGCGGATCGCGACTTCATCCCGGTGATGGTACGGGACCTGAAGGGTGATGCCAATGTCAACAACATCTCCGTCTCGTTCACCGGAACCTGCGATGGTCTGGCGAGCCCCATCGTGATAAGTAGTCCGTATGGGGGGTGGGTCTTCAACCCGCTCGACGACGGTAACTGGTATTTGACAAACACATGAGCCTGATCATGAAGCTCCGTTCTATAGCGCTAGGCCTCCTGCTGACCTTGGCAGCGCCGCTGGCTGCTTTTGCGCAGTGCTCCGGCCAAGCACCGGCCACCACCTACTGCGGCAACCCCACGGGCTCTATAGCTCTCCCGGGGTGGAAGGCGCTTTCGGGTATCCCGTTCCCGAGTATTGCTGGTGGCACAGTGGTCGGTAATCGTGGCACGTCGCCGGCGACGGCCTCTGCTCTTACCAACCCCATTCTCGGCATCCCCGGGACGTCGAGCGGGCAGCTTGGGTTCGCTGGAGCGACTTCCGGCACGGTGACGATATCCCCGCAGGCTGTGGCCGGAACGGTCTCCCTGACCCTTCCTAGTGCCTCTGGCACGGTGGCGGTTAGTGCGTCATCACCTTTGGTGTTGAATGCTACTACCGGAGACTTGACCTGCCCGACCTGTTTTGTTGGAGGATCAGCGCTATCCAAGACGGATGACACTAATGTCACACTTACCCTAGGAGGATCGGCGTCCACAGCGCTGGTAAATCCAGCGTCGTTAACTCTTGGCTGGACAGGGCAACTTTCGGCCACGCGAGGAGGCACTGAGCAGTCTACTTACGCGCAAGGAGACCTTCTGTACGCTAGTGCTGCAAACACCCTTTCGAAGCTGGCTAAAGATTCCAATTCGACGCGGTACTTGTCAAATACTGGTGCTTCAAACGGTCCGGCGTGGGCTCAGGTTAATCTAGCGAACGGCGTCACAGGCAACCTGCCTGTTGCTAATTTGAACAGCGGAACGTCAGCTTCGTCTTCGACCTATTGGAGGGGTGATGGCACGTGGAGCGCAGCACAGTTAGCAGCTATTGCGTCAAACTACTATGTGAATGCTGACACCGGAAGCGATAGCAACGATTGCCTGACCATTGGCACCGCATGCCTTACCATCCAAAGAGCCATCAATTTTGCTCTTGTTGGGAACTATTCGAGTACGTCACTGACAACTATAAATCTTGCAGCGGCGACGGCTGCTTATGAAGGGTTTCTTGCCTCCGGCATCCCGACCGGATGGGCGAGAGGAGGTGGCGTACCGCCTCGCATTGAAATCGTTGGAGCCGGCTCTGCGTCGACCACGATCAACCCGGCAGCTAACTGTTCTGGCAGTAATCAGCAAGGCGCTTATCTTTCAAATTTGGTCCGCGTCGGATTCGGTAGCCTGACGTTCAAGGTCACAACCTGCACTGGGTCAAATATCTATGTCGAGCAGGGCGCTGTCGGGTATCTTGTTGACAATGATGTCGTTCTGGACAACGCCCCAAACTCCCTGATCGCCATCTTAAACGCTACGTTCGACTGCAATTTTGTCGGTGCCAAAAAGCTGAATGTTAAGGGTAGTGCTGCATACGGGTTTTGGATTTCGGTCGGCGGAAAATTGATGACTGGCGTCGGCGTAACCAATGAGATCATTGGAGCGCCAGCATTCAGCACGGCATTTTTGTCGCTGGGGGCTTCGTCTACTTACATTCAGGGAATATCCTCAACTTGGAATAATGCGGCCAGCGCAACTGGCGTCCGATACCAAGCCTACGGCAACAGCTACATCAACACCGAACAGAACACGTCCAATCTCCCGGGATCGACCTTGGGGAACTTGCAGGACGCCTCTCGATTTTACGATAACAGGAACAAGGCTTGCGTCGGGGATGGCTCGACCTGTCTTAATGCCTCTGGCGCTGCCGCCGCAGCCCCAACAGGGCAGGGGACTGGTGGTACAGTTACTGTTGTTTCCGGGTCCGGTGATCACTCTGGGGCAGTTGCCATTACAGCGGGGTCATCAGCCGCCGCTACCGGCACCTTGGCTGTCGTGCTGAACAGCAGAATGACAGGAGATTGGGGCGGTGGTGGGTTTTGCAATTCAGCTTTGAACAATAACGCGTCAGCATGGGCAACGGCTGCGAACGTCCAGAGCTACTACGATTCCTCAACTGGTGTTTTGACTATGAAGTGGACAAATAATGCGACGGCTCTAAATAACACTTCAGTTTATCGCCTGACCTATATATGCAACTGACGTGTGTCGTGTGAATTCCATTGTGCAATGAGGGCTTCAATGGTCGGACCCTTTGTCCAGATAAATCGCGCCATCACGCAACTGAAGGTTACGGTTGAGGGGCAGGAGGATATATGGCGCGACATCTACCGCGTGCAGAACCTCCCGGCCATCGTTGCTGGTTCGGTCATCAGGGTGACGCTGGCAAAGCAGATCGAGAACCAGCCGTACCTGCCGGACGGTACGCCGTTTGACAAATCAGTGGCCTTTCTTCGCCACTTCTACATCGGCGAGCCGGACGGATCGGAAGTGCAGATCAGCCTCGGTAATCGAACTGATGTCGTTCATGACCTCGGCCTGAACATCACCCGCGCCGGTCATTATGAATCAGGCACCGAGGGATGCGTTTACATCGTTCCGGCGGATATCCCGACAGGCAGTAAGATTGCGTATCGCGCCCGCGCAAAAACGTCTACCGTGCAGGGGGCATATCTGAAAATTTGGGACAAGGGCTGCCTGACGGTCGAGATCACCGAGCCTTGCGCACTGCAGGCCCAAATCGATGACCTGAAAGCAATAGTTGCCGGGCTGGTAGCCCGGTATGAAAGCGGGTCATGAGCCTCACCTACGCTACATTCGTCACTTCCTTGGCTAATATGATTGTCGTCGATCCCGGCGATCCTAATTTTGTCATCGCCTTGCCGAACATCATAGACGATGCGGAGCAGCGCCTGTACCGCGAGTTGGACCTGCTGTCGACGGTGACGCGCGATACCGGAGCCTTCACGGCCAACAATCGGAATTTCACACTCCCGACCGCGAGTGGTGTGTTCGTCGTCGTCGAGCAGATGAACGTCATCACGCCTTCCTCCGTCACCGATCCCGATCTCGGCACCCGCGTGCCGATGTTGCCGACGTCGCGGGAGTATCTTGATATCGTCTATCCGAGTGTGGCCGGGGCCGGGGTGCCTTCGCTGTTTGCTCCCATCAATCAGGAGGATTGGATTGTCGGAGCATGGCCGGATGAGGCCTACACCGTGGAGGTTGTCGGCACGATCAGGCCAGCCCCGCTGTCGTCAGAAAACCAGACCACATTTCTGAGTGAGTACCTCCCTGATGTTTTCCTCGCTGCCGCATTGGTGATGTCGGCCGGTTATCAGAAAAACTTCACCTCAATGGGCGACGACCCCAAGTCTGCGGTCTCGTGGGAGAGCCACGTCGCTATCCTGCTGGAATCTGCTAAGGTGGAGGAGATCAGGAAGAAATTCGGCTCTCAGGGGTGGTCCTCGAAGTCGCCTGATCCGATTGCAACCCCGCCAAGGACGTAGCCGTGGTCAATCCAGTAACAGTCAACACCGCCCTGATCGTGCCGCTGACCGGTGCCGATGTCGATACGTGGGGCGAGGACGACGTCAACCCGAACATGGTTGCTATCGACGGCATGTTCGCTGGCGCGCAGACCATCAGCGTGTCCAGTTCCAACGTGACGCTTACCGCTCCTGCTGGCTTCACGCCAACTCCGGGCGCTGGTCCGACGCAATCCCAGAACAGGCTGCTCCGGTTTACTGGAGCGAAGACGGCGAACGTCACGGTTACGCTCCCGATCCCGGGCGCGTATCTTATCGACAATCAGACCACCGGAGATTTTGTGCTTTCTTTTCGTGGGGTGACGGCAACCGAGGTTGTCGGCACGCCAAACGGCGAGATGGTTGAAATCTTCAATGACGGCGCGCGAGTGCGATTTGCGAATCTTGGCTTCATTGGAAAGATGGAGTTGTGGGCTGGAATAACGTCGATGCCTGCGTGGGTCGCGGCCTGCACCAAGGTGCCGTATCTGATCTGCAATGGCTCCACGTTCAGCTTCTCCACTTACCCCTATCTGAGGGATATTCTTGGGGGGAATTTCGGAGGCAATGGCAGCACCACCGGCGCAACCCCCGACATGCGAGGTCGCGTCCCTCTGGCGTACGACAGCTCCGGCGTTCGGATCACGGCGGCCGGATGCGGAATAACAGGCAACGCGATAGGGAGTGCTGGAGGCCTTCAGGACACTGAACTCACCGTGACGCAGCTGCCTGCCAACATCCCCTACACCGACCCCGGCCACGCGCATGCTGAGCGTGGCGACGGAGGCGGAGGCGTCGGAAACCGGGTTGTTCTCGCTCTCGGAAATAGTTCCAATTCCCCCTCCACCGGAAACACCACCACCGCCGCCACGACCGGCATCACCATCAACCCCGGCGGTGGGGGCAAGCACAACAACGTGCAGCCCTCCATCGTAACTGGCATCTGGGTTATCAGGGCAGGATAGTATGCCGTTCGGCGGAGTGAAGCTTGTACCCGGCGTCAACGTGGAGCGGACCCCGATCCTCAATGAGGCGGGGTACTCGGCAAGCCAGTTGATTCGCTGGCGCGATGGCCTCGCGCAGAAGTATGGCGGCTGGGAAAAGTTTTACCCGCTTTCGCTGTCGGGCGTGCCGCGCGATCTACACGCATGGCAGGACCTGAACCAGACCAGCCGCCTGTCGGTCGGCACCACCGTGCAGCTGGCTGTCATTGGGGATCAGGTTACGGATATCACGCCGCGCACATTCCTGTCGGATTTTGCCCCGGACTTCACAACGACCAATGGGTCGCCGGTGGTGGAGATCGACGACCCGAACCTGACCGCTGTCGTCACCACCAACGTGTCGGTCTATTTCAACACTCCGATTTCGGTCGGCGGCATCATCCTGTCTGGACTATACTCCATCGAGACGGTCACGGGGGCCACGACCTACACCGTGCGTGCGGCGATGAATGCCACCGCCAGCGTCGCTGGTGGCGGCGCGGTGCCGGAGTTCACAACGGTCAACAACAACGCCAACGTGACGGTCGACTTCGAGGACCATGGGCTGTCGGTGACAGCACCGGAAAATACCATCGTTTTCCCCATCCCCACTACGGGGAACGGGATTACTGTCGACGGCCTCTACAACGCGACCTCGGTCACCAGCGCAGATGCATTCATCATCCAGACCAATGCGCAGGCCACCGCTGGTGGCTCCTTCGATATGAATGGCGGCGACGCGCAGCTGCTGTATCTGATCTCCCTCGGCCCCCCAGCTGGTGGCGTCGGCTACGGCCTCGGTGGCTACGGCCTCGGTGGCTACGGCACTGGAATCGCTCCGACCGTGCTGACGGGTTCGTCGATCTCGGCCGAGGACTGGACGCAGGATAATTGGGGGCAAATCCTGCTGTCGTGCCCCAAGGATGGCGGCATCTATTTCTGGGACCCTACCGGCGGATATCTGAATGCCACGCTGGTGTCGTCGGGCCCAGTGTTTAATACCGGCATATTCGTGTCCACGACGGCGCAGATTCTGGTTGCCTACGGATCGACCATTACCGAGCAGATCGGGGTGCTGCAGGACCCGATGCTGGTGCAGTGGTGCGACAGCGGAAATTTCTTCGACTGGACACCATCCGACACCAATCTCGCTCGCAACTTTCGCATCCCTATCGGGTCGCGCATCGTCACCGGCATGGCCGTGTCGAACCAGAATTTGATCTGGACCGACCTCGACCTATGGGTCATGAACTTCATCGGCTTCCCGAACGTCTACGGCTTCAACAAGATCGGTGCGGGCGCTGGCGCATGCAGTCTGCATGCGGTGCAGCAGCTGCGTGGCGGCGTCCACTGGATGGGGCCATCGAACTTCTACCGATACGCAGGCAATGGCGTCGAGGTGGTTCCGTGCCCGGTCTGGGATGTGATCTTCCAGAACCTGAACACTGATTTCATCGACAACGTCCGCGCGATGCCGAACACGCCATTCAACGAGGTGGGGTACCTATACCCGTCGACGGCCAGCCTTGATGGCGAGAACGACAGCTACGTGAAGTACAATATCTCGGAGCCGGGGCAGCCGTGGGATTATGGTCTACTGCCGCGCTCGGCGTGGATCGACCAGAACGTCTTCGGTCCGCCGATCTCGGCGGTCTCAAGCGGCATCATCTACAGTCAGGAGACCGGCTTCGATGCCGACGCGCAGCCTATGGAGTGGTCGTTCTCCACTGGCTACTTCCGGCTCGCCGAGGGTGAGGACTATGTGTTCGTTGATCAGGTGCGGCCGGATTTCAAATATGGCCCGTTCGGGCAGTCCGCTGGCGCTCAAATCCAGATGACGTTCAATATGGTCGACTACCCGGGCGACACGCCACGGGTCTATGGCCCCTACACGGTCACGCAGGCGACGCAATTTATCACGACGCGCATGCAGGGTGGCCTCATGAGCATCGACATCTCCGGAAGCGACCTTGGTAGTTTCGCCAGATTGGGGTATGTCAGGTTCAGGTATTCCCCACAGGGACGACGCTGATGGCTTCCGCCGATCTCGACACCATCAACTCCACGCAGGCGCAGGGTGTTCAGTATCTCGGCCTGATCTATCAGGCCCTGAAGAACGGGATCGTCAACTGGCAGCCGGTGCCAGCGACCGCTGCATCTACCGGAACTGCTGGGATGGTTGCCTACCAGAGCGGATTTCTATACATCTGCGTAGCAACCAACACATGGCAGAGGGTCGCCATCGCGACCTTCTAGGGGTAACGATGCCGATCAACTCCTCCAGCATCCCGGCCCTGCGCGCAGCTCGCGCCGCCAAGCGCCGCCGGCGCGCCGAGGGCGGCTCGGTCTTCCCGGAAGACATCAAGCGCGTCCATATCCGCTCTGACGCACCGGCCGGCGCTGACGAATCAGCGATGGCTGGGCGCTCGGACAATCCGATGTGGGGCAACGTCGGCGAGGCCATGCCGGAGAGCATCGGCTCGGGCCGTATCCTCGACCCCATCTTCAATGTCGCGAAGTCGATGTTCTGGGACCTTCCGAAGAGGGCCATCGATCAGTCGGTGCAGAACCCGCAGCCGGGCCTTCGCCGCGAAGACTTCACCGACATCCCGCCGGACACCTCGCCGGACCCGAAGAGCGCCTTCGGCGGCATCGGCGTGGACGTGCCGAGGGTCGGATGGCAGCCGGTGGACCCGATGGTCGGCTCCTCGCTGGAGGCGGCTGGTAATATGGCCGGCGTAAGTGCTCCGTTCATTCAGAAAAATGCACTGGGTATTTTCGGTGGCCGTCTAGCCCAGACCGCAGATCATGCGGCGCTGGCCCGCGCTGAGAAAATGTCACTGGAGGGTGTCGCCCCGGAGGTGATCTGGAAAGATACTGGCTGGTTCAAGGGTGCCGACGACAAGTGGCGCTTCGAGATCGATGACAGCGCCAGTGGCTACAAGCGCATCTACGGCAAGGGCACCATCGACAACTATCCAATCAGCACGCCGCACACGGTGGAGACTGGCGCTGCCTACCAGCACCCCGATCTCTATGCCGCCTACCCCGATCTCGAAAAGGTGCCGCTGCAGTTTCGTGATCTTGATGGCGCGCGAGGGCAATACTCGCACAACCCGTCATCGCCGGGCGACTTAATCCCTCCGCACGAAGCGATCTCGCTTCAGACGCCGGTAGATCGCTACGGCGCGAACATGAAGCAGGCCCGATCCACCACGCTGCATGAGCTGCAGCACGCGGTGCAGACCCGCGAGGGCTTTGTGCCCGGCGGCAGTCCTGCCGAGATGCAGGAGTTGGTCCGGGCCACATCCGATGCGCGTGTGCTGCGCGGGCAGATGGAGCTAGGCTCCTCGGTCGAGGAGGCTGCCGCAGCCTTTGCAAAGGCTGCCGGACGCCCGCCACACCCGGCCGCAACCAAGATCGCTCAGGAGCTGCCCCCCGAAGACTTGTCTCGGATCGCTGATAACCCTCACGAGGCTTACCGCCGCCTCTCTGGCGAGGTGGAAGCGCGCAACGTGCAGACGCGCCAAGACCTACCGGATGTTGCTCGGGCGAACATCTTCCCGAGGTCGACCGAGGACGTCTTGCCGGACTTGCAGACGCTGGGGCGGGGCCGCCCGGGCCGCGCCACGGATATGTCGGAAATAGATGGCTTACTCGGAGCCGAGAGAAAACTCGCAGGAGTATCAGATGGCCGACCGCCGACCGCCGCCGCAGGACCAGCCGCAGCCCCAGACCCCGCCGCAATGGGACCCGGTGGAGGAGGGACGGCTGGAGTCCGAAGCCTACCAGAAGCACAGGCAGCGGCAGCGCGGTGGGCCGGTGAGCGAGCCCCGCTAGAGGGTCTGCCGGGCCCGCTCAAGATCGGCGAGGATTTTTTCGTCCCGGGTCCCATCGGGAAGATACACGACGTCGCCGAAGACTTCATGCGGACGGTCCACCCGGACCGGCCCTACACGCCTCCGACGAAGTATCACCCCATCGATCCGGAGCACTCGCAGGCCATCGCTAAGGCCTACGAGGAGATGAAGCACACCCCGAGTGATCCGGCGACGAAGGCGTCCTACGACGCGCTGATCGACGAGACCGCCAAGCAGTACGATGCGATCAAGAAGACCGGCCTGAAGATTGAGCCGGTCCCAGCCGGGTCCCCAGACCCGTACGCCGCGAACCCGCGCCTCGCTGCGGTTGATGTGGCTGAAAATAATCATCTGTGGTTCTTCCCGACCGAGAGTGGCTTTGGCACGGTGAACAAGATCACCGACAATCCGATGCTGCGCAAGACCGGCGAGAAAATCGGCGATCACGAGATGCTCGCCAACGACATGTTTCGCGTGGTCCACGACTACTTCGGCCACCTGAAGCAGGGCCACGGCTTCCGCGCCGCCGGGGAGGACAACGCATGGCGCACGCACGCGCAGATGTATTCGGACCTCGCTCGCCCGGCAATGACAACGGAGACCCGTGGTCAGAACTCGTGGGTGAACTATGGACCCCATGGCGAAAAAAACCGCACCGCGTCTGGAGCCGATACGATCTACGCCGACCAGAAGGTCGGCCTGATGCCGGAGTGGACGATGCGGGATCGCGGCTCACTGCCGCCGATCATGGTCTACCACGGCTCGCCGCACTACTTCCGCCGCGCTAACATCAGCAAGATCGGTACCGGCGAGGGGAATCAGGCCTACGGACACGGTCTCTACTTCGCTGGCCATGAGCCTGTCAGCGAGTGGTACCGCTGGCAGCTCGCGACGCGGCAGGACCCACTGCTGAGGAAGTACAAGATCGAGGACGTCGGGCACGTCATCGGGGCGCACCTGTCGGATGCCGGCGGCGACGCGGCTAAACTCGCTCACGAGTATGCGCTTCTGCGCGACCGGCTGATTGCCGGCGGCGAGACCGACAAAGCCACCAAGAACATGATCAAGGACTACGACCAGCGCATCCGATACCTGAACGATCCGGAGCGTGCGACCGGCTATATGTACCAGTTCGGCATGGATGTCCCGCCGGAGAAATTGCTCGACTACGACCTGCCGTTCTCAAGCCAGAGCCAGCATGTGCAGGGCCGTGTCGGGCCTGAGTTGGAGGAGGGCGTAAAGCACCAGATCGAATCCATCCGCAAGACGCTGGATAAGGATGGCCGAGGTGATCCCGCATCCAAGTATTTTAGACGGACGTTGCCGGGGGAGCGCGCTAACCTTGAGGGCCGCCTTCTGATGTTGGAGCAAACTGGAGCGACATCGTTCCCGGGCAAGGAAATCTACAAGCGGATGGGTCTACCTGCCAAGGACGAACGCGAAGGCGCGGTGAAGGCATCTAAGCGCCTACTGGAGATGGATGTCCCCGGCCTGCGCTACGCCGATGCCGGCTCTCGCGCGCCGGGCCAAAAGGGCTCCCACAACTATGTGATGTTCGGTGACAATATGCTTCGCCTGCTGCGGCAGTATGGCGTGGTCGGCATCCCTGCAGCTGGAGTGCTTGGTGTGGATGGAGAAGAGCGCCGCGCGCGCGGCGGCCGGGTGGCCAAGCGTCTTGCGCGCAAGAACCGCGCCGGCGGTGGTGCCGCGTTCGGCGTATTGTCGCCGGCCGAGGAGACTGAACTCGATGAGCCGGCACCGATCAAGATCACCCGCGCGCTGGCGCATGGTCTCGGTGATGTCGCCAAGCGTTCGTTCGAGAGTTCAGAGTCGATGCGCCGTGGCGAGGGCTACGATCCGAAGCCGGTGCTCGAAGCCGCGACGCTACCGATGGGTACCGGTGCCATTGCCGGAGCGCCGGTGAAGGGCGCGGAGATGCTGCTGGGCTCCGGCCCGGTGCGCCGTATGGCTGACGACACCGGCGCAGCGATGACGGTGGCTCGTAAGGCCAAGGCGGATCGGATGTATGCCGAGCCCGAGTACACGTCAGGCGGCCACCTGATCACCAACAAGGGTGTCGACAATCCACCGAACCCGATGATCCAGACCGTCGCCGATCCATATCGGCTGATGTACCCGGGCGTCTACCGCAACCCACGCATCCTCGCCGAAGAGGCGGCGGCGCGCGTCGGCCCGGAAGACGAGGCGATGAAGCGCCTGTTCGGCGTCACACGCGGCGACCTGCGTGAGATGTCGAGGGGACGTGTCGGCAACGAGGAGCCGAACCTGCGGTTGGCCAAGAACCCGAAGGGGTCGCTGGCGGCGCAAAACATCCAGACCCCGCAGAACACCCAACGACTGGTCGATATCCTCGGCGAGGCCGGCAAGCACGAGGGCCTGCGCACCGCCGACGCTTGGTACAATATGGACCCGGTGTTCAAGCGCATGGTTGAGCTGTTCGGGCCGGACGAGGCCGTGAAGCGGTACCAGAAGTTCAACACCACGACCGCGATGGCGTCGCCGGGTTCGGATGTCATGACGGAAATCCAGCGCGGCACCGCCGCCCACTGGCTGCAGAACCAAGGACGCTTCGACGACTTCAAGAAGTTCGCCGGTGTGCCGGAGGAGTTTCGTTCGCGCACCGCGCACTTCCCGAGCGACATGCGCTACATCGGTGGCCATCCGTATCACCGGACATCACAGTCCGACCCGATGCAGAAGTATTTCGACGCCGGCTCGATCCAGAGCAAGGAACCGAAGGTGCCGCTCTATGCACACGCTTCAGGAACTCCTGAAACGGGCTTCCAGACGACTGGGCCTGTTGGAGACGCGCATTTCAGCCGTGGCGTTGGACTATCTGACACTCGAAAGGGTCCGACAGATGTTCAGGGCTCATTCTCGCGAGCGGAGTACCAGACGCTGCAGCCGTGGTGGCAGCACGATGTCGCCGGCAAGGTGGGGCTGGAGAGCGTTCCGGGGCAGGCGCGACTGTGGACCGCGCTAGGACCGCAGACGGGCGTCGACAGCGCGCTCGGTGCTCCGAAGCTGGAGTTGCTGGCGCAGCAGATCATGGTCGCAGCGAAGCGGCTGCGCATCTCTCCGGAGCGCGCGCGCGATCTGATCCTATCGGGAGAGGCTGGTGCCGGTATGCTCGGCGGCGCTATTGCCGCGCCGGTGGTTTCCGGGGCGATGCGCGACCGAGAGCGCGCGGCCGGCGGCGGCGTTGATGCGGCGATGGAGATCGCCCGCAGCATCAAGCGCGCCAAGGGCGGCCGGGTCCATGTTGGGCCCATCGTTGGCGACACCGGGGGGCGCGCCGACAAGCGCCCGATGGAGGTGCCGGACGGTTCCTACGTGCTCACGGCAGACCATGTCAGCGGGCTCGGCGAGGGCAACACCGAGGCCGGCATGAAGAAGTTGGGCCCGATGTTCCCGAACAGCAAGCCATCGAAGCTGCGCGGCCTGAAGGGTAAGGCTGTGCCGATCTATGCCGCCGACGGCGAGTTCGTCATCCACCCCGACGACATCATTGATCGTTTCGGCGAATTGGACTATGGCCATCGGTCACTGGATGCTTGGCAGACCGCCGAGCGCAAGCAGCTCATCAAGACCCTGAAGAACTTGGCCCCTCCCGCACAGGACTGATCGATGATTGACCAGAAGAGCCTTCCGGTCCCGACCTTTGTCAATACGCTCTCGGTGAGCGGCTTCTTGAATGGCAACGTCAACATGCTGCTGACGGTCACGAGGTGGTACCCGACGGCGGACGCCGATGGGTTGAAGGTGGCCATCGACGAGGTCGCGCAGGTCGACCTTCGGTTCGATATACTCTGCGCGCAGCAGATGCGCGACGCGCTCGACCGCATCATCGAAGAGAACAGCAAGCCGGCGGTGACCAACTGATGCTGACGACCATCCCAGTCCGCAAGGCGGTGCCGGCGCAGCGTGATGCGATCCTTCGCATCTGCGAGCAGAACCACGAAGAGAACGGCCAGTTCGGTCTCTCCATGCGCAAGGTCGAGTGGATGGTCGACAAGGCCTTCAACAACGAGGGTGCCATCATCGGCGTCGTCGGCCGCGATCAGGTCGAGGGCATCATCATGCTCCTGATCAGCCAGTTCTGGTACACGGAGGACTGGTGCCTCGAAGAGATCATGAACTACGTGCTGCCGGCGTACCGACGCTCGACGCACGCCAAGGACATGATCAAGTTCGGCCTGCGGTGCTCGGACGAGATCGGCATCCCGCTGGTGATCGGCGTCGTTTCCAACGAGCGAACCAAGGCCAAGATCGAACTCTATCGAAGGCAGATTGGTGATCCTGTTGGAGGATACTTTATTTATCCATCGAACCGTGATACCCACGGGGATGCAGCCAAGAGACCTTAATTCCGGACTGACGCAGGAGTACCTGCGGAGCATCCTTCGATACGATCCAGAGACCGGACTTCTCTACTGGGTCAAGCCAAACCCATTATGGCGCAAGGGTAAGCCCGGTCAGATCGCTGGGTGCTTGCATAAATCCAGCGGATACTGGGTTCTTAAGATTGATGGTGTCGATTACCGGGCTCACCGCATCATTTGGGTGATGTGGTACGGAGTGTGGCCTGAGCGAGAGGTTGATCACGAGGATGGTGATCGGATCAATAATCGCATCAAGAACCTACGCTCGGCGACGCATCTGCAGAACACGGCAAATAAGAAAAGACGACGCAAGCGCCGCTATCCGAAGGGCGTCGACCGGCTTCCGGGGGGTCGTTTCCGGGCAAAAATTTGCGTTCAATACAAGCAGATCAGCCTCGGCGTCTTCGATACCCCGGAAGAGGCGCATGCCGTGTATCTGGAGCGAGCGAAGAAATACTTTGGAAATTTTTCGAGTCCGGGGTAATAGGTAGGGCGTAAACGCCCTGCGCGCCGCCGGGTCTTATTAAGCCAATCGGGCCGATTGGTGGAAAGAGACCCAGTGGGAAAAGGCTCCAACACCCAGACGACATCCTCGTCGAACTTTTCATCGGCTGATCCGCAGGCCGCGCAGCTTTACCGCGACATCCTGCAGCGCGCTCAGGGCGTGGCTGCGACGCCGTATCAGGCCTACACCGGGCAACTGAGCGCTCCGACCAATGCGCAGCAGAACCTTGGTGTCGCTGGCGTCAACTCCGCCTCGGGCTACGCCGATCCATATCTGCAGCAGGCTTCGCAGCAGGCGGGGGCATCCAGCGCCCCGATCACCGCGCAGACCATCCAGCAGTACCAGAACCCCTACACCCAGCAGGTAGTCGACGCGACCACCGCGCAGATGCGCAACGAGTTCGGCCAGCAGCATGCGGGCCTGACCAGCAACGCCATCTCGCAGGGCGCGCTCGGCGGCAATGCGGTGGGCGTCGGTCGCGGTATCCTGTCCGGCCAGCAGGGGCGCACGATGGCGTCCACGGTCGCCGGGCTCTACGACAACAGCTACAAGCAGGCGCTGGCCGCCGCGCAGGCGCAGCAACAGACCGGCCTACAGGGGGCGAACGCGCAGGCCAACTACGGCATCTCCGGACAGAACGCGGCGCTCCAGACTGGTGTCGCTCAGTACGGCGTCGGTCAGCAGCAGCAGACGGCCGAGCAGGCCGCGCTGGACCGCCAGTATCAGCAGTATGCGCAGGCGCAGGCGTTCCCGTATCAGCAGACCCAGTGGCTGGCGGGCCTCGGCACCGGCGTCGGATCGAACCTCGGCGGCTACAGCAGCAGCAGCGGCACCCAGACTGGACCGCAGCCGAATCAGACGGCGCAGTGGCTCGGCCTCGGACTGTCGGCCGCCGGCATGCTGTCGGACCGCAATGCCAAGGAAGACATCGAGCGCGTCGGAGCACTGAACGACGGCACGCCGATCTACCGTTTCCGCTACAAGGGCGACGACCAGTGGCACATCGGGCCGATGGCGCAGGACGTCGAGAAACGAAACCCGGACGCGGTGTCGCGCGGTGTCGACGGCATGCGCTATGTCGACATGCACGAGGCGGCGGAGGGCTCGGTCGAGCGCGCCAGCGGCGGCGGCGTGGTGGCCCCATGGTCCGACATCGGTCAGGGCTGGATACCGAGCATCGGGATCGCGGCCGGCTCCGGAGCGCCCCGTGGCGGCTCAGGCAGCGGCGGTGGCGGTGGTGGCGACCGCCAGCCGGCCTTCGACCCCCAGAAGCTGGCGGGCGGCCTGCAGGGTGCTGTGAAGGGCGTGCAGGGGCTATTCGCCAGCCCCGCAGACTACGGCCAGCACTCGAACATCGATGTCGGCGGCTACTCGATGCCGCAGTTCGGCAACACGATTGGCGTCGGCAATTACCAGATGCCGACCATCGGCTTCGCCGCCGGCGGCGGCGTCTCCGGTATTCAGGACTGGCTGTCGCCGCAGGGCATGTTCGGCGAGGGCGAGGAGCAGCTGGGGTCGGATGCGTCCTTTGAGGATCGCGCGGCCCCGGTGCAGCAGGCGCTGTCCGATGGAACCTTCGATGCCCAGAACCTGAACGGTATGGACCCGAAGGGTGGCCCCCTTGATTTCCGGGGAACCCCCGGGATGGTCGCGTCCAACACCGGCGTGGTGCCAACTCCGATGGAGCGCCCGGAGGCCGCAGGGGCCCCTGTGATGGCTCAGGACGATGAGGTTGCCCCAGCACCCACCGGCGTGGCTGGGCGCTCTGGCGGGGCTCCTATGGGTGGCGTGGCGGCATTTGCGCCGGAGGGCGCGGGTTCTTACGGGGAACTGCCGGACGCAATCCGCCGGCCGGCGGACGAGCGCGCTGGCCTTGGCTTCCTGCCGATTTCGAAGAACGCCGGCACCGGCCTGCTGGCGGCCGGCCTCGGCATGATGGCGTCGCGTTCGCCGTTCCTCGGCACCGCTGTCGGCGAGGGTGGCCTGACCGGTGTGGCGGCATATGGCGCGGGCGAGGAGCGGGACCGGAAGATCGCATCCGAGGCGGCGAAACTGTCGCAGGAGGCCCGCAAGACGGCGTTTGATCAGACGCACCGGACGAACACGCTGGCCGAGACATCCCGCCATAACCGCGAGACCGAAAAGAAGGTCGCGGGCGACCGTGCTCCGATGGGTATGCGCTTCAACGCCAAGGGTGAGTTGGAAGACATCCCGGGCTGGCTGCCGACGTTGGAGAAGGCCGCCAAGGCCCGCAAGGGACCTCCGGGCGAGGGGATGGATGAGGACACCGTCGACTTCATGGCCGACCGTATTCTGGCCGGTGACAGCAAGGTGCTGGTCGGCCTCGGTCGCGGCGCGCAGGGTGCGGAGAACATCGCAAAAATCCAGCAGAGGGTAGCACAGAAGGCTGCTGCCGGCGCGCCGGTCAGTGCGGCCGCGCGCGAAATCCTGCAGAATGCCGCGCAGTTCGAGGGCCTCAAGGCCGCCGAGCGCACGCAGGCCGGTATTATGGCGAAGCTGTCGGTCTATGGCCGCACCGCCTTCAACGCGACGCAGATCGCGCTCGATCTTTCGAAGGAGGTGCCGCGCACCGACTTCCAGCCGATCAACAAGGTGCTCAACGCCGCGCGCACCAAGACCGGCGATCCGAAGATCGTCGCCCTCGGTCAGGCCCTCATGACGCTGACCAACGAGTATGCGCGCGCCATCGGCGGCGGCCACGGAACCGTCCACGACAAGGAGGCGGCCGAGAAGCGGCTTTCCGAGGCGCAGAGCCACGATCAACTCGAAGCGGTCATCAGCGTCATGCGTCGCGAAATCCTCGCCGAAGAGGCGGCGATGCCGGACGCGCGCAAGCACATCCGCCACATCTACAATCCGAAGCCGGGGGAGACCGGGAAGTCCATCGCCAGCGAGCACGGCGCGCCGCCGCCGCGTGGGCCAGTCCCCGGGGCGAGTGGCTTCCAGCCGCCGCCGGGGGCTATCGCGCGCCAGTTCAACGGCAAGACCTACTACTATCACCCTGAAACCAAGCAGCCGTATCCGGGGCAGTGATGAACCTCGCAACGCACATCGGCGAGCAGACCAAGCGCGTCAACCTTCAGCCGACCGAGGGGCAGAGGCGCGCCGGCAATTATCAGAAGGGCCACATCAAGGTCCATGGTCTCGATATCGCCATCGAGAACCCGAAGGGGTCGATGCGCAGCGGCGCGCTGCCTGACGGCAAGAAGTGGACGTCGCAGCTGCCGCACCACTACGGGTATTTCAAGCGCTCCGAGGGTGGTGATGGCGACCATGTCGACGTCTATGTCGGCCCGCACCTGAAGAGCCCGAAGGTGTTCGTGATCGACCAGCACGAGCTGGGCAGCAAGTTGTGGGATGAGCACAAGGTGCTGATCGGCTTCGGCAGCAAGCAGCAGGCGCTGGCGGCCTACATCAAGGCGTTCTCGGACGGCAAGGGGCGCGACCGTATCGGTCACATCGAGACCATGACCATTGACGGCTTTAAGCGATGGCTGCGCGACGGCGAGACCACCAAGCCGATCAAGCGCGCGGCGGGCGGGCGCGTCGGATATGCCGAAGGCGGTGCGCCGGCGTTCGACCAGACCGAGGAGATTCCGCCGTTCGATCAGACTGAGCCGACCGAGCCCGACGCCGGTAAACTAGATGCTGCCATGCGCGGAATTACGCAGGGCGCGTCGATGAACTACTTCGACGAATTGAAGGGCGCGCGCGCCGCCGCGCCGAAAATCCCCGGTACCGACTGGAATATACCTGAGTTCGTCGGCCCCATCCCAGCGCGGACGCTCGCTGGTGCTGCGCGCACCGGCCTCGGGTACATGACCGGAGCCGACCCGGAGGGTGTCAAGCAGTACGAGCAGGCTCGCGACGCCGAGCGCCGCGCCGTCACCTCCGCCAAGAAGCAGCACCCGTGGGTCTACGCGGGATCGGAGATGGCCGGGGCTATCCCGGCCATGGCGGCGCTGCCGGAATTGGGCGCGGCAAAGATGCTGGCACCGGCCGCCAGCGGCATCAAGAAGTTCGGCGCGAGGGTGCTGGATGCTGCCGCCCTCGGCGGACAGTATGGAGCGGCGGCCGGCGCTGGCAGCGGAGAAAATCTGGCCGAGCGCGCGGTGAATGCCGCCACCGGCCTCGTGAGTGGCATCGTTGGCGGTGCAGGCGGGCAGGCGGGTGGTGAAGCCGTCGGCGCTGTCGCCAACAAGTTCGGCGCTCCGGTAGTGCAGACCGTGCGCGGCTGGATGAACCCGGACGGCGAGGCCGCGCGCCGCGTCGCCACCGCACTTCGTGCCGACAATGAACTGATCATGGCCGGCAAGGCGCAGGGCATGACGCCACAGCAGTGGGCCGCCGCGCGCCAGAACGGCGAGCCTGTGACGCTCGCCGACCTCGGCTCCGCCCACACGCAGTCACTGCTGCGCTCGGCCGCCAACACGTCACCGCAGGCGCGCGCGCAACTGGAGAAGGTTATTCAGGAGCGCTTCCTGAGCCAGACCGAGCGCGTCGGCGATACCGTGCGCAAGGCGATCCCGGGCGCGTCGGGCAATGCTCGCAAGACCGCCGATCAGATCGTCGCCGAATACGACGCCGGCCGCGTGCCTCTCTATCGGCAGGCCTACCAGCAGGGCGACAAGCCGCTGATGAGCCCGGCGATGGAGCGCCTGATGGGCAGCGACACGTTCGTCGGAGCGATGAAGCGCGCCATCTCCAGCGGTAAGGACCGGGACGTCACCGAGGGCCTCGGCGGCTTCAATCCAATGGTAAACGTCACGCCGGATGGGCGTATCGTGTTCAACAAGGGTGCGCAGGGCGTGCCGACTTACCCGAACCTGCAATACTGGGATCAGGTGAAGCGCGAGCTGGATGATGTCGCGACCAAGGCTTTCCGCTCCGGAGCAAAGGGGGAGGGCGACGTCGCCGGGAAGATGGCGCTGATCCTGCGTAATGAACTCGACAAGCAGGTCCCGAGCTATGCGAACGCGCGCGGCGTCGCCGCCGACTACTTCGGTGAAAGCAATGCGCTCGCCGCCGGCCGCGCGCTGGCCGGCAAGAAGCCGGTGGCCGAAGAGGTCAAGGCGATCATGCGCAAGATGAAGCCCGACGAGCGCGCCCTGTTTCAGGAAGGCTACGCCTCGGACCTCGTCGAGAAGGTCATCAACCGCATGAAGGATACGCAGGACGTCACCAAGGCGATGTTCAATTCGCCGAACGAGCGCCAGCTGGCGGCGGCGATCTTCGGCCCCGGCGGCATGGCGATGCTGAAGGCACGCATGACGCTGGAGACCATCATGGATGGCGCACGGCAGGCGATGGGAAATTCAACGACCGCACGCCAGTTGATAGAGGCCGGCCTCGCCGGCGGTGCCGTCAGTGGGCTCGCCACCGGCTGGGACCCCGGTTCGATGATGGCCGGGGCTACTGGCCTCGCCGGCGCTCGCTACGGCAAGAGCGCCCACGCCGGCCTCAGTCAGGTCGCTACCGGTGCAAAGCACATGATCGGCAAGGTCGACGCCAAGACCGCCGCGCGCGTCGCTGAGTTGCTGACGTCCAACGATCCACGGTTGCTGATGCAGGGCTACCAGATGGCGGCAAAAAGCGAGGCCATCATGCAGGGGCTGCGCAACATCGCCAACCGCGTCGCCCTCGCCGGGCAGTCCGGCGCGCGCCAGCCGGTCACGGAAGGTGTGCGGACTCTGACGGGACCAGTGGGCGCACGCGCCGAAGAGGAAAAGAAGAACCCCTAACGGGAACGGGATCAGCAGCCAGATGGCTGCCAAAATCACAGGTGTTACGATGGCGGCTATACCGTATGTAGGCAAGTGCTTTCCGACCGCAGCTTTATTCTTGGAATATCTCGACGGTATCAAGTTCGGAGCGTGGCGTCCGAAGTTTGTGACGATGCACCACACCGGTGCCCCCAACCTCAAGACGTGGCAGGGTTACGGCAACCGTCCGGTGCCGATCACCGACGAAAAGTGGATGAAGAATCTCGCGGGCTACTATGGCAACGAACTCGGGTGGAGTTCCGGGCCGCAATTCTTTTTCACGCCAAAGAACTTCTGCGTCCTGTCGTTGCCTGACCGGCGTGGTGTGCATGCGGTGTCGTTCAACGCCATGTCGTGGGGCGTCGAGTGCGTCGGCAACTTCGATCTGGATATCTTCTCGCCGGAACTGGCGAACTGGTATGCCGAGGGCATGGCCTGCCTCCACATCGCTGCCGGCCTCGATCCGGACAACTACAAATTCAAGGAGCGTGGTCTCCACTTCCACCGCGACGACCCGAGGACGAGTAAGACCTGTCCGGGCAAGAAGGTCGACAAGGGGGCTATGGTAAGGCTGATCGAGATGCGGATCGCGGCGATGACGGGCGGTTCCCACGAGGATGACGTTCAGCCGCCACCGGTCGCCACATCGAACCGCACCGGCGTCGTCAATGTCGCCCTGAGTGATTTTCTCAATGTGCGCGATCAGCCGACCGGTAAGTCGCCGGTGGTGCGGGTGCTGCATCGCGGCGACCTCGTCACAATCACCGGAGAAGCCAAGAACGGCGACACGCTCTGGTATGAGGTCTCGGGAGGGGACTTTGTCGCGGCGCGGTACGTGACGCTGACGTCGTAAGGGTAGCGTCAGCATACTACCTGTGGTACGCAGCGACGGAAGGGTGTCGTCGAACGAGGCGTGAAGGGATCGGGAAAATGCAACTCAACGCGAAGCAAGTCATTGTTATTATCCTCGCGATGATCGGTTTCACAGCCACCGGCATCCAGCAGTTGGAGCCGGTACTCGGTGTCACGATGGTGAAGGCTATCGCATCCATCTGCACGTTTGTCGGCGGCCTGATGGCTGCGGCGATGGCCCCATTTCTCAGCAACGCGAGCCTCGTCAAGGATGCCAGCAACGTGACTGGCGTCGAACCGATCCGGATCAATCCGCAGGCCAATCAGGCGCTCGCAGCTCTCGCGGTCGATCCGTCGTTCAGCAATATCGGTCCATCCGAACACGAGTACGAAGCCGTCGAGGCCAAGGCATCAGGAGCAACCGCATCATGAGGATGATTAGAATCATCGGAGCGATACTCGTCGCCGGCCTGTCGCTTGCCGGATGCGCCCGCTTCGAGAAGACGCTGGAGATCGCCAGCGGCGTCTACAAGGTCGCCACCGAAACGACGGTGCCGGCCGAGGTGGTGATACCCACAGCCAACGCCTTCAACATCCTGAAGGCCGGCGCGACCAATTACGGGCGCTACTGCATCCAGCAGCAGATGGTGCCATCGATCTGCAGCGCCACCACGCGCCGCTACGTGATCAGGGCCGTGCGCGCCGGCACCCGGGCACGCGACCAGATGACAGCGAGCGTGGAGCGCGGCGAGCCGGCACTGTCGTCCATCTACAACGTGCTGGTGGCGGCGGTGAACGACCTGAAGGTCTCGCCGGCATCCAATGCCCAGTTCGGAGTCGCGCCATGAATGCCGCAATGATCGTCACCACCGTCGGCAACGTCCTCGGCCTGATCACCCAGATACTTCCGCTCGTCGGGGTGAAGAACACCGAGGCCATCGGCGGGATCGTCAAGACCATCACCGATATGGCTCCTCTGGTCACCGACCAGATCAGCGCAACCTACACCGGCGTGAAGAACATCATCGCGTCAGTCGGATCGCATCCGGCTACCACCGAGGAGCAGCTTGCGGCGCTGATGGCGTTCAACAAGCAGGTCGATGATGCGTGGGATGCTATCGAACGGCAACTCGATCCCGACACCCCATCGAACACCTAAGTCGATGGTGGTGGAATGCCGGAGTGGGTTGAGAAGGTAATAACCGCCAGTCCGGCCGCGATCTTTGCCGTCATGTGGTGGCTGGAGCGGACAGAGCGCGTTGCAATTATGGAGCGGGCACTGGCCGCGATGATTGAAACTAAATCGACGCTTCAGGCGTTGGCCTCTATCTTGAAGTCAACCGGAAGGCCGGATTCATGAGCAGCGTGGCTCTTAAAACTTGGGCATGGCCGTTCTGGCGCAGCGGATTGTGCAGCCGGTACATGCAAGCCGCCGACGATCTGATCAAGGTGGCCAAGGACCTGCGGTCTGATCTGGAGGCCTTCGAGAAGGCCCCGGACCCGTTCGCGGCTCTCGTCTCCACCGTCCACAACAATAAAGAGTTCGAAAGATTTCTCGAACATCCTGTTGACAGGCCGGTAAACCGGGTGTAGACGCTCGGCCCCATCGGACAAGCCGTCCGAACAACATCGAGACTTCGCCGTGCAACATCGCCGCACATATACGCCAGCCACCTCGCCGCTAAATCAGCGGACGTGGTCGTTTGCGTGCGTGATGGAATCCGGTTTGATCGATAGCCCCAAGGGGCGCAAAGACTAAACGGCAGCGGGCCCGCCCTCTGCCTCCCCGGCAGAGAAAGACCCGCACAAAATCCCCCCGTGCGATCCTGCCAGAAGAATACCGACGACCGTCGCCGCTTACGAGCGTCCCGGCGTCTAGACCCGGGCGTGTACGGGCGGCCAGTTTGCTGTTCGTGGTTTCACAGGGTCGAAAAACTGTTCTTCGTGCTGCTGTAGTTCAGTGGCAGAACGCCTGCCTTGTAAGCAGGATGTCCGGCGTCCGATTCGTCGCGGCAGCACCAAGCACAGATTGCCCCTGAAGCATTGTGACGATGCACGGCCCTCGTAGCGCCGTGAGCGGTGTTTGATTCACCGCAGGGGCTCCAAGTAGGGAGGGGCATGGGTTCAAATCCCATCATGAGCATCCCGGTGCATGTCACCGGTCCAGCCCGTGTAGCTCAGTCCGGTAGAGCGCTCCCGCTTTCTTCGCCCGCTTATTTCAATGGCAGAATGGCTCTTTGGTAAGGAGTTGACGCTGGATCGTAACCAGCAGTGGGCACCATCAATGCGAGGCTGGCGGAACTGGCAGACGCGCTGCACTCAGACTGCAGTGAAGAAATTCGTGGGAGTTCGACCCTCCCGTCTCGCACCAAATTAGCCGGGTTGGCGGAATGGTAGACGCCGACGCCTCAAAAGCGCTCCGATCAGTGATGATCATGCGAGTTCGAATCTCGCACCCGGTACCATCATGAGCGAAAAGAAAAGATCACTGCTTGGTATGCCGATAGGCACCGCAGCTCACCGCCTTCGACAGGCTGTGCTATTTGCACTGGTGGTTAAAGCCGGAAAGAATTTTTGCCATCGGTGTGGTGGCGAGATCGTCTCGGCCGAGGAGATGTCTCTCGATCATGTCGAGTCATGGGAGGGAGCTGCTGATCCGATTGCAGCATTCTTTGATGTCGACAATGTCGGCTTCTCGCATCGGCCCTGCAACTACGGCGCGGCCTTAAGGCCAAACAAAATCTACGCCTCAAAGTTAGAGGCGGATCGAGCTAGTGATCGCAGACGCACCCCGCAGAGGGTCGCCACCAAGAGAGCGCGCCGAGCCCGGCTGCGCGAGGCTGGTCTGCCGTATCACTGATCAAATTCACGCCCCCTGAGCCAGATGGGAAGGCACCGGTTTTACACGCCGGCAAGACGCGGCTCGATCCCGCGAGGGGGTACCAACAACGCGCGCTTAGATCATCAGCGGATCGCCTGCGTGACATGCAGGAGGCGGCAGGGGCAGCACCTGCAGCGCGCACCATCAACGGTCCCTTCGTCTAATAGTAGGGCACGCGGCCGATAACCGTGGAGCGGCGGGGCAGAACCGTCAGGGACTACCAACAGGAGCACACCATGTGCGTTCATTGCGACACCGGCGACAAGCCGACGAAGCTGAAGCGTCAGTGGGTGCATCACACGCCGGCCACCGGCCGCATCGTGGTCTGCACCGCGCACGATCTGAAACCCGGGTCCTGATTGGACCCGGAGTAGGAAAGTAGCACGCTGGCCTTTTAACCCATGCGAACTCGGGGCAGTACCGAGCGGGTTCACCAATTCGAGGGCTCCTAGCATAAAGGCAATGCGCTGGCCTCTTAACCCATGAGAACACGGATCGTTACCGTGGGAGCCCACCAACAACGTGCATGTGTCGGAACTGGTAGACGAGCAGCCCTGAGAAGGCTGTGGCCGCAAGGTCGTCGGTGTTCGAGTCACCGTATGCACACCATCATGGCCCTATAGCTCAACGGTAGAGCACCCGCCTGTCGAGCGGAAGGTCCGGGGGTCAGCACCCCGTAGGGTCGCCATTTATCTCTGCAAAGCTCGTGAGAAGAGCGCCGCCCTTGGAAGGCGGAGGACGGAAGGCGGAACTCCGTGCGGAGACCAGTTTCGGGCGTTGAGCCAGATGGGAAGGCCTGCTGCTCATAACAGTAAGAGGACGGGGTTCGATCCCCCGAGCGCCCACCATGAAGATCATCGCCAAGTACATCCCGCAGCTGGAGCCGCCGCAGCTGGTGCTCTACATCCACGACGCGCCGCACCGCCGGATGCACATCAAGGTGATCCAGCAGTACCGGGTGTTCCTGCACGAGGCGATCCTCAAGACCGGCATCAGCCTGCCGATCAAGCACGACATCGAGCTGGATGTTCTGTTCGTCAACCCGGCCACTCCTGACCTTGGCAACGCCTATCTGGCGTTGGAGCAGGCCCTCGACGACAAGACGTTGACGAAGCCCGGCATCGTGGTGGACGACAGCCTGATCCAGAAGGTGACCATGGCGAAGTGGTTCAATGGTCGCGCGAAAGAAATAACGTCACGTAGCTCAACTGGAAAGAGCGCGGGTTTCCGAAGCCCGAGGCCGGATGTTCGAGTCATCCCGTGACGACCATTACGGAGGAGAGAACCGGGAGGGCGTACCGGCGCGGTCTTGAAAACCGAGGGTGGCCGCAGGGCCATGGAGTTCAAATCTACCCCTCCTCCGCCAATTCTGTGCAGCCCGGATGTAAGGCGCGCACGCGACCGAGTTCAAGCGGCGCACCATTTTGCAGGTAACGGTCTGGTGACCCGTTTGGTCTCATAAGCCACTACAGCCCGGTTCGATTCTGGGGCCTGCAACCAGTTATGCCTGTGTATCCCGCTAAGGACGCGGAGCCGTCTGTAAAACGGAGGCCTTCGGGCTGGGCAGGCTCGATACCTGCAACAGGCACCACGCGGACGAATGATTACGGCAGTCGCTGTCGTTGCCAACGATAGAGCCCGAGTTCGACTCTCGGCGTCCGCGCCAATCACGCCCAGATAGCTCAGTCGGTAGAGCGGAGGTTTGAAAAGCCTTGCGTCGGGGGTTCGATCCCTCCTTTGGGCACCACTTTGGCTCTGTAGTGGCCGAACTGCTTCGCGGTCCTGCGTCGATGGCAGTTGGCACAAACGATGTCGCACTTCTCGATCTCGGTCTTGATGCGAGACATGGAGATGCCGCCGCTGATGGCCTCAGCTAAATTGAACTTTTTGGTTTTTTGATCGCGGTGATCGAAGTCCAAAACTATGATGTCGTCCTCCCCGCAATCCATGCACGAGGACCTCTGTAGTAACTCTATAAAAAACTCCCGGGTGCGCTCTCGAACCCCCTTGCGGCTCTCCTTGGTGCGCTCGCGTATTGTGGGGTCCGCTCTATACTTTTTGGTGTTGTGGCCATTGAGGCAGGCCTTACACCAAGAGTTGGGCCTCTTCCTCCCCGCTGTCGCTGAAGAGCTGAACTCGGTGAGTGGCTTTAAGGTGCGGCACTTCGTGCATGTCTTTCCATCGTCATATCTAGATGGATCGGCAAACCTACCGGTTGATTTGCAGGATCGGGAGCAGAACCTACCATTGCCTCGGTTGACGTATTTACGCTCCACCATAAAGGTGATGGAACACGTCTCGCATACTTTTTGTATTTTCATGATTTAAAACTACCCCAATCACCGGGGAAAGCACAAGGGTGCAGTCGATCCTTGCAAGATTGACGCGCCGGGGGCGGTACCCGGTTTCTCCACCATCTTTTATTCCGGTCGGTCCATCTTGGTGATGGAGGACGGCTGTTAACCGTCATGCGGCAGGTTCGAAACCTGCGACCGGAGCCATGCTGCCATCGTCTATTGGAAGGACACCGCTCTCTCAAAGCGGAAAGGCGGGGTCAGTACCCGCTGGCAGTGCCACTTGCTGACGTAACCCTCCGTGCTACGAACGCGGACAAAGGTAACTGGATGGAAGATGCGGGTTCGACTCCTGCCGTCAGCGCCAACCATCTGCGCGTGGGAAAGTCTGGTAATCCGCCTCCCTCGGACGGAGGAGACCGCAGGATCGAAGCCTGCCGCGCAGACCAAATTTGATGCTCCATAGCTCAACGGTAGAGCGCCCGGCTCTGACCCGGGAGACCTCAGATCGACACTGAGTGGAGCTGCCAACATGAGAACGTGGCGGAGTGGCTACGCGGCAGATTGCAACCCTGTCCCACGGGAGTTCGATTCTCCCCGTTCTCTCCATGTCCCGGTAGCCCGGCCGATCTTCTAAATCGGTACCGGTAGCGGAGCTGAAATCGGGTGTTCGAATCACCCCCGGGACACCAATGTCGACGTCGCCCGACTGGAACGGGTCTCCGCCTCCTAAGCGGATGGTTCGAGGTTCGAGTCCTCGCGTCGACACCAATTCATGGAAGGCTAACCAGCGAGGCGCTGGCGGCCCCTGCTAAGGGCATGGCACTGGCAACGGTGTGGTGATCGTGTCTCCAGCCTTCCGCCAATTCGATGACATGCGGACGTGGCGTAACAGCAACGCATCTGGCTTCCAACCAGAGGTCCCGGGGGCGGCACCCGGCGTCCGCGCCATTTCATGGACCATTGGTGCAAAGGCATAGCATCCCGGGCCTTCACCCCGGAGACGACGGGTCAGTACCGTCATGGTCTGCCATTTCGATGCGGCACCACCGGCGTGGAGGCGGGCCTTTGAAGCCTGCTGAGGTCGGATCGACACCGATTGCCGCTGCCATCCCGATGCCTCCGGCGAGGAAGCGGCTTTCATACGGCTGTCAGGGCGGGTCGGCACCGCCCTTCGGGACCATCATGCTGGGTTAGTCTAACGGTAAGACGCTGGGTTGTGGACCCGGAGTCACAGGATCGACACCTGTACCCAGTACCAATTTTGTACGCCACGAGTTGCATTCGATTGCCGTCTTTCTGCGATGGCAGTTGGCGCACCTGACGTCGCACTTTTTGAGTTCAGCTTCGAGGCGCTTCACGTTGGCCCCTCGTGGGCTGCATAGGTGAGATATGGCGTATTCTTTATCGCCGCGATCTCGGTGGTCGAACTCTAGGACAAGCGGATCGGCCTCTCCGCAGGAGATGCATCCGCCGGCAAAACGCTCAAGTATCAGCGCCCTGCATGCCTCGGCTCTAAGGACGGAATTGGTCCTTGCCTTCGCCCTGTAGCGCGCCTTGTTTTTCCGGTAGTGGTTCCGGCAATACTCGCTGTTCTGCTCCTTGGTCTTTACCTTTCGTGGCCGGCGCTTCGGCCTGATCCGCGATCTCGGTGGCAGTTTCCCGGTGGCTATGGCCTTTTGAATGCCGGAGTGTGAGCATCCATATTTCTCACCCAGATCATCCCACGACATGCCGTCGAGGTAGGAAATGGTGATCGCCGCCCAATCATAAATTTTCTTTCCCATGGCGGTGTTTTATACATTCACAGCACTCGGTACCAGTACCAATTACGGGTTAGGTGTTTCGGTAGCACGCCGGTCTCCAAAACCGTGCAGGGCAGGTTCGACTCCTGCAACCCGTGCCAGTTATGAGCCCGTCACCTCACCGGTGGCGGGCTTTTTGCGTTTTAGTTCCTCGGTAGCGGTTGGCGCGACCAGTCGACGCTCGGGATGGTGGCTCCACGGACCTGTAGAGGCTCAGGATGCGTCCGGCGCTCTGCCGGTGGTTCTGGAGCCCGGACCGGCTGGACGCGCTGGAGGATGTCCTGAGCGTCTGCACCGGCCTGTTCCAGCTCATCCTCGGCCTTGGCGGTGTGGACGGCATCAATCCCGTCCTTGATCGAGGCCCGGACCGCCCCGCCGATGGCGTCGTTGATCGCCAGCAGCCGCCCCAGCAGGGTCGAGGAGATCGCCTGCAGCCTGATGCGGTCACCGTCGGCACGTTCGTATGCCTCCCGCAGCATACTGACCTCGGACACGAGGTTCATGTTCTGAACGAGGAGTTGCTGGTTCTTCTCGGCGGTGGCGCGCAGTTCCGCCTCCATGCGATGGTAGTCGTCGAAGGCTCGCTGGAGGGGGCTCGGTTCCTGATTCGCCTGTGGGTCGAATTGAGGCGCGCGCTGCCTGCGCCCTAATGCGCCCAAAAACGCCTGATGTCCTACTGGCTGGCTCATACTCTTTCCTCGTATAGGGGTTGCCGGCGGACCGGCTTGTAGTCGAACTTGTCGACCCCGGCATATGGGATCAAATAGTAGACGCGGCGTTTAGGTTTTGGTGGCGGCGGTGCCACCCACAGCGTCTTGATCTTCGGCTTGCGCCACTTCTCGGGTGACGGTTTCTTTTTGAGGCGACCGAGGTAGTAGAGGATCATCGTGTGGTCGCAGCCGAGCATGCGGCCAATCTGGGGGGAGGTGTATTTCCGCTCCGCTAGACGCTTGGCCGCCTCGATGCGGGCGCGGAACAGCTTCTGCTTGCGGCCGGCGCGTGTGATCGCCTCGGGCGTCACGCCGCGCTCCCGGGCAACCTCGGCGATGATGGCGCGGGCTTGTGGTGGCATAGGGCGGTGCATCAGTTGGCGATCTTCCACCGGAAGGTTGTCTCTACGCATACTGCAGTCTTCCCCTTGAAAATGACCTGCTTCACCATCTGGCACCGCTCCTCGGTGTCAAACGGTCCCACGAAGGTGACGTGTGTGGCCAGCGCCACCATGATCATCCACTCAGGCACTTATTTCCCATCCTCGCTGGCACCGCGCAGGAAGTCTGGCTGAGACGTCAGGGCCTGCTCGTCGAGCACCATCTGCTCATACTCCCGGCCCTGCGGACGGGCTTTCTTGTCGAGGTGAGCCCGGTGGGCCTTCTTCGGGCCCGAGGTTTTGTCGTAGGGGTCGACGAACTCCGGCACCGCCCCGGCGTCGCGTAGCCGTAGCAGTATCTCGTAGGCGCTCTCGGCGTCACCAAGGCCGGTGTGCGCGCCAGCACCCTGATCGATGCCGAAATGGGCGCAGGCCTCCTCCAGCCTCGGAGCTTTCTTCTGACCGTTGACGCCGCGCGCATCGACGATCTGCCGGCAGCCTTGCATGGTGCAAATGTGTCTCGTCTGTAGGTATCGATCTGGGTATCCACAGAAGCGTAGCTCGGCCCGCATCAGCTTCAAATCGAACGCCACGTTGAATCCTACGATGATGCGGCGCTCATCAATAGCGTCACCGTAGATGCGAGCCACTTCCCTCATGTCCACACCCTCGGCTTCAGCTCTCTCCTGAGTGATGCCGTGGACCTTGGTGGCCTCGCTGTTGGGATCGATGACCCAGCCGTTCGGCTTGATGATGAACGCCTGTTTTTTCTCGACGTCAAAATTGCCATCGAGATGGATCAGGCCGACCCCGCACACTCGGGGTTGACCGGGAGCATCGGCTGGCTTTTTGAAGTCAGGTAAACCAGTCGTTTCTACGTCTAGTATTAGATATTGCATAGTTGCATCTCCAAAACATCGAACCAGTCAGGGTGGATAAAGGCGCGGCTTTCGCGTTTCGGTGCGGGCACCATTCTCCCGTCCATTGCGAGATTGATATCGGCCCGGGCGTTGCGGTAGATGGCTCGCACCTTTTGCGACTGCATCCCCATATTGGTGGCCGTGACACCGAATGAGTGAGTTTTTGCGAGGTCTTCGAGCACGGGAATTATTTCCGCGAACGATCTTCTCCATGGGTTAGGAATGACGCCGTCGGCGACGTCATCGATAAACCTCCTGAGAGGGGCTCGATCCGGGGGTGGTCTTGGTCGTTCGGCCCGGGACTTAATCTGCATGGCTGACAAATGGTCACGCTGCTCCCGTGTCAGCTTTGCGCCCCTCCGGAAGGTATTTCCGATCCATGCCCTGCGCTTGCGTTCGATCTCCTTGGGGGTGTCCTTGCGGCCCAGACGAGACCCGGCCAGCAGAGAACCGTTGTATAGCGAGCCCTTGTTTGCGTCGATCAGCCTCTGCTCCTCCACAATCAACATGGAGGGCTCAACGTCATCCAGCAGGATGGTGGATATAATATTTTCAACGCCGTGCTTATTAGCGGCGCGCTGCAGGAATCTGCAGTGGTGAACTCCGCGCCGAAGTGCGCTCAGATGGGAGTGTAGGCGACGCCGGAAATTGATCGCCGATCCGATGTATCGACGTTTTCCTCCGAAGTGCAGGGCGTAAATTACTCCCACTATGCAGCCCTCCCTGCGTTGGCTTCCAGCCTCTTGCGCTTCACCGCGATCAACTCGGCGACGGTGTCGAGTACGAGGTCCTTCGACTTCTGGAACTCGTCCTTGCCCATAGCGGCGACGGACTGCGACATCGCGGTGTACTTCACCACCACGTTCTCGCGCACCACGATGATGACGCCCTCGGCGTTGCCGGTGAACGCGGCGACCACCGCAGCCTGCTCCGGGGTGTCGAGCACCACCTCGGTCTTGGTGCAGAAGCCGCTCTTGATGAGGGCCCATTTCCGTAAGGCGTCGGCCGTCGGGAAGCGCTCGTCGCTCTCGGGCAGGTTCTCCCATGCGGTCTGCACACTCGCAAAAAAATGGTTGTGCGAAGCGACCGACCGCTCCTCGTGGCGTTCGAAGGTGACGACCTCGCCCTCGCCGAACGTCTCCGAGCAGTAGTTGACGATACGGTTTTCGGGCACGAATACGCCGTCGCGCCACATGAAGCGGAAGCGTCGTGGCGGCTGGGTCATTTGCGCTCCTTCAACATTGCATCAGCCACCTGATAGGCAAAGAAGGCGGCCTGCTCCGGGTTCTGAGCCCCGCCCATCATAGCCACCAACGCCTGCCCAGCGAACCAGTCGCGCAGCTTCATGCCTGAAAACTGTGATGGCACCTCCGGCCCGCTTGGGAATGCAAAGCCACCAGTGTCTTTGTCGCTCACGACAACCTCCTGATCTTCTCCACCATCTCGCGCAGCTCGATGTTGAAGTCGGCGACCGCGCCGGCGATCCGGCGGATGTAGGTCTCGTCGCGGTGCAGGCGCTGACAAAATAGCGGTAGCTTGTTCGAGACCGACCCGATCACCAGATCGGTCCACGCACGCTCCGCCACCCACAGCTCGCCGTGGCATTGCGGGAGGTGCTTTTTGGGCACCTCACCGGACATCAGGATTTCGATCATGACGTGCGGCGCGGCCGACTTGATCTGCACCATACCGTCCTTGCCGATGAGACCGTCGGGGGAGCATCCCTTGTTGCCGTTCTTGATGAAGCCTACCTGCTCCACCTCGACGTCGGCCTCGAAGGCGTAGCGGGCGCGCAACTCCGGCTCGATGGCGTTGCCGCGATCCATGTCGTCGTTGGTGTAGCTTTCCATCGGAGTCTCGGTGATCACCTCGCCGGCCAGCTTGCGCATGTAGGAGGCCCGGCCAATGCTCTCGCCGCCGCTCTTGCCCTGCGCCATGACGGTGCCGAACATCGATGCCGTCGGGATGCCCATGCGGGCGCGGTACCAGTCGTCGGTTCTTTGCTCACATGAAATAACTTCCAGTTTGCTCACGAATCCATTCCTTTTTGACGAGCAAAGACCTCGGCGTCTTTGGCTCCCTTTGCAAGGTTGCAGGGCTGACATAGCCACTGAAGGTTCGATGGCCAATTTGAGCCACCACGCGACAGTGGGGTAATGTGATCGAGATGGCCGCCACCGTTAAGGTTGGTGGGGCAATAGACGCATATGTCGAGCTGCCTGTTTCGGATATTCCTTGCGTCCTGCGCAGTGAAAAACCCCTCCGCTCCACGCTTTCTTGCTCGTCTGTTGCGATGGATAGCTGCGGCCTTCTCTGGATTTTTTCTAGCCCAAGCGGCGGTCCGCTCCGCTAATTTCTGGCGGTCGCGATCTCGGTAAGCGACATTGATGGCGTTCCTCTGGTGGGGGTTTCTCTTCGCCCAGTCCACCGATGCCGCTACACGCTTCTCACGGTTTAGCCCATGATATTTTGACTGTATCTCCTTGACGCGATCAGGGTTGGCCTTAGCCCAAGCCAAAGACCGCGCACGGCGCACGGCCTTCTGCTCGTCGCTATAGACCTGAACCCTCTTGGCCATCATCGATCTCCCGGGAAGTCAGACGCTGCGGCCTTCTTCGCTTTAGCGTTCAGCTTACGCTGCAGCTGCGTCTTCGCTTCCCCGAAGCGGGACGCCGGGATGTCGGCCATGCTATCGACCTTCATCACCTCGCAGAATTTGGCCTTGTCGGCTCCGGCATCGTCGGCCATCTGGATCAGCACCTTCAACTGTGCCGGAGTGACATTCTCACCCGGCCCCGGGAAGCCGTCGTTGTCGGCATCCTCCTTGGCCTCGGTAACGATGTTGAGCAGCGCGATCATGTTGTAGCGCATGCCGTACTGTTGCGAGGAGCCCCAGCCCTGCTGGTTGTTCTTGGCCCCGGTGGTGTCGGCCGTCAGGCGGAAGTGCGTGCGCCGGGAATCACCCTCGACATGCGACAATGTCGAGATCGCAATCATCGGCCCGCTCGGGTCCGGCTCCATCGAGGTGGAGAAGGTGAAGCCGTGTTTCTTAAGCAGCGGGCCAACCACCCGGTTCAGGTTCGGGTAGGTGGCAAAGCGCGTCTTCAGCTTCGTGTTGCCGCGCGCGGTGGTGCCCTCGCCGTGGTCGATCTTGCCGTCCTTGTTGATGATCGGTAGTTCCGCCTGCAGCGCATTGAAGGCGCGGGTGAACGCCTTCTTCGCGTCGCGATCCTCGATGTCGCGCTGCATATCGAGCAGGGCGCGCATCTTCTCGACGTCGCAGCGCGGGTCGGCCACAGCGGTGGCAATCACCTGTAGCATGTTGGACGGAGGTGGTGCGGCCGGCGGCTGCGCCACCACGGTCGATACCGCGCGCGACTGCGGCTTCTTCGCCGCAACCTTCTTGCGCTTCTTCGGGGCCGGCTTCGCGACGGTCTGGGTCTGGGTCTGGGGTTCCATGGTCTCTCTTTCTGGTTTAGCCCTCTCCCGGATACACACCGGTCGAGCGCCAGATTCTGATCTTGACGAGCCGGAGCTGATTGCGCCGGATGCCTTCGCGCCACAGGTTTGTGACGTATTCGATGGTGCATAGTTCGGGCCGCTTGAGCCGGGCCCGATTCTCCATGATCCGACGCAGCGCATTACCCCGATCTATGGCGATGGTCTGCCTCATCGACAGGCTATCGCGCCAGCGATTGTACTCGGCCATCTCGCGGTCGAGTACAGCATCCTGCTGCGCGTCCGTCATCGACATCCACTCCTCCATGGCGTCGTCGTCATCGAGCATATCGTCGGCTTCGGTCCCCATGGACTACCTTTCGACCTTGTAGGTCTTTGTTATTTTGCCGAGGCGTTCATCGCCTCGCTCGTGGGGCTTGATCGGGATGCGCCATTTGATGGAGCCGTCTGCGTTGTACTTCGTGCGGAAGTGGCCACGCACCTCGTGCCAGCGGTGCTTCACGCCGGTGATCGCCTTGGCTGCGACCTTCTCCACCGTCGTGCGCTTCGACAGCTTAATCGTCAGCACCTTGTGCTCCAAGGGAAGAACTGGCTTCCCCTTGGCAACGGGGTGCGGACCCGCCGGCGCGGCCTGCGGCTTGGTCACCGTCTCGGCACCCAGCTGGCCAGCGCCGAGCGCCAGCAGCAACCCCCAGATGTTGCGCAGCTCGCCGGATATTTCCAACATCAATTCGCGAACCTCGGACGTGTGCTTCTTCACATCCTGATAGTGAAGATGGAACGACGCGCAGGACGGGAAGGCGTCGATCTTGTTGATGCCGGAATTATCCAAACCGAAGCAGACGCGCTGTAGGTCGGAGTCGCTGGCATAACGGGGCTCATCGAACGGGCTGGGTGGCCCGACGTGCCAGAAGCAAGACAGCGGCGCGACCATCACGCCCTGCGCGATGATGGTGCAGTAGGTGGCGTAGTAGCCCTCGCTGTGCAGGTCGTTCGCCGGATGGATGAGCCAGCCAACCCGGGAGCAGACGTCGAGGCGCTGTGCGGTCTCGGTCAACTTCAGGCCACGCTCCGTGGCGCGCTTCAGCCGCGCTAGATTATCGACCTCGAACCACGTCACCGGGAACGGTGGGATGGCGATGTGGCGCACCGCCTCGAGGTCCCGCGCTATCGCGATCCCGAAGTCGGTGGTCATGGCAGAGGTCTCAGCATCAAGTCTGAAGCAGTGCGCCTTGCGCAGCAGGCTGCGCAGGCTGTATTTGTCGCCAACATACTGCATCGAGACGCTGTCGCCGAAGGTCGCCTCCTGTAGCAGATCGATCAGCGGGCGCGATTCGTCGAGTTGCACGGTCTCAATTTTGTCGAGACCAAGCAGGCTGTGGGCGATGCCGCGAGGGTGCGTCCGGATCGAGCGACTATGCGTCACGTTCGGATCGAAGCCCGGCACGATCCCGCCATAAGCGAAGCCCTCGGCGGTGGACTTCCCGGTGAAGCCAGCCGCCTTCAGGTCTTCGTCCTGATGCACCTTCTCGGCATCCTTGGACATCACCGCACCACGCTCTCTTCGCGCTCGCCGCACTTCACGCCGGGCAGGGTGCCGGCATAATCGTTGACGACCGCCCAGCGCTTCACCGCCGCCTCGATGTCGGCCGGCTTCAGGTAGGGACGCAGCTCATCCAGCGGGATCGCCTTGATGTCGACGATCTCGACGTACTTGATCGTCTTCATGGTCACCAGCGGACCGTCGGCGAAGCGCTCACGTACCATCCCGGCGGGGGTGGCCTGCGCGGCCTCTGCAGCCTCGTCAGCGCGTCGTTCGGCGACGGCGGCCTGAACCTCGGCCGCCGCTTTGGTCTCCTCCTTGCGGGCGCGCTCGGCCTTCAGGCGCGCCTCCTCGGCGATCCGGGCGGTCTCGATCTCCGCCTTGCGGCGGGCCTCACGCTCGGCCGCCAGCTGGGCCTGCTGATAGTCGTTGACGCGGCGACCCAGTATGAGGCCGGCCTTGTTGAGGGGATCGATCAGCTCGGCCTTGAAGAAGGCGTCGACCGCGAGGCCGCCGCGCCAGTAGGGGCTCTTCTCGGCTTCGCGGGTGCCTTCGGCCGTCTTGGCCAGCTCGCGCATGCTGATGATCACCCGGGATGCGTTACCGAGTTCATCCTTGCTGGTGATCTTCTCGGGAAGCGCGCGTGCGCTGGCCAGCAGGTCGGCCTTGGAGGCCTTCATGTCGGCAAAGCGGCCCTCCATCTCGAAGGTGATCTGCTCCGGCGTCGGGATCAGGCTGTTGTGGCCGATTTCGCCCGGCGCGGGCGTAGCGGCTGATTTCATATTCATCGGAATGGCCTCTGCTGTTTCGGGAAGCCTCGGCCCTGCAGCTTGCGGGTACCGCCGAATCCCTTCGGTTTGATGGTGGTGCGGGCTTTCCGCTCCAGTTTAGCGAACTTGGTCTTGAGCCCGATGTCGGACCCTTTTGTCGTGATGGTGCGTTCGGCCCCGGGCTTGCGGCCGGTGGTCTTCTGCAGGTGATTCGGCTTGTCCATGTACTTCAGGAAAGCCGGATCGTTGGCGTCCGGGGTGTACTTCCCGGTGCGCTCGTCGAACCGACGCAAGATCAGCGCTGGGTCGTGGTCGAGTTGGGCCCCTTCCGGGAGGTGACCGAGTAGGATCGACAGCCGCTTGCGCAGTGTCATCCGGCCGGCCCTCACGGCGCTGCAGTAGAGCGGCCACCACAGCTGACTGTGATCGACCTCGCGCTCAGCGACCTCGACGCGGACCTTCAGCGGAATATACGGCCTCGGGCGCTTCACTTCTTCGCCTTCCGTGGTTTGCCGCGTTTCAGGGATGCGACCGCGACCGCCTTCTTCAGCGTCGCAATCGGTGTCTTGTTGCGGGCCTGCTTGGCCTCGCGCATTTCGCGCAGGGCTCGCTCGCGGGGGCCGATTTCCTTGCTCATGGGATCACCGTCATCCTCGGCCTGAGTTTTTCGCCGGCTTCCTTGATCGCTGCCTTCTGGTCGCCCGTAACGCTGAGCATGACCCAATAGGCCCACTTTCCATCGGGGACGAATTGGATCACGTCGCGACCCAACATATGGCTGTCGACGAACGCGGCAGCCTCATTGATCCCCGGGCACCACACACCAATGAGGTAGGGTCCTTGCCGGCTCATGGCGTCATCACCCATGCCGCCAGCGGACTGACGAGGATGATCAGGTAGCTGACGGCGAGCACCGCGTTGACCGCGAGGTGCTTGAGCGCGTCGCCGAGGGTGGGTTCGATTTCCATGTGATACTCCTGTGAGCCCCTATGGCTCGGTGGATGGATAGTAAGCCCCGTGTAGACCAAATTGACAATTTCGTCAACATCTGATTTACCGTGGCCCCACCATGAGCAAAAAACCCAAGACCGACCCCGATGAGACTGGCCTCGCGCTGGTGCTCACCAAAGCCACCCGGGCCCAGATCGCGGCCCATCTCGGCATCAAGAAGCAGAACCTGACGCGATGGAAGCGGGTTCCGTCCCACCATGTCGCCAAGGTGGCCGAGCTGACCGGGATACCCCGGGAGAAAATCCTCCCCTCACTTTTCGCGTGATCCGGCCGCCCTTCGGGGCTACCGTTTGATGCCGGGTGGACCTGTACCGCGTCCTGCCCGGCATCGTTTACTTCAACCCCCAGACAGGAGCGCCGTATGGCCCCCCGCAAGAAAGTAGACCCAAAGGCTGCTGCCGACGCCGCCGAGGCTCGGTCGAAGTCCAAGAAAAACACCAAGGCCAGCACCGTCGCTGCGCCGAAGACATCCCCGGCGGTCGCTGCCGCCGCCAAGAGCCCCGACACCGACAAGGAAGCGAAGGCCCTGTTCCTGCAGGCGCTGCCGAAGATCGCCGACTTGAAGGCGAAGCTGAACACCGCCACCGCCAATCTGCGCAACGCCTACAAGACAGCGAAGTCGGACGGCTTCCTGAAGAGCGACTTCGACGAGGCGTTCGAAATTCAGGGTGCCGAAGGCGAGAAGAAAAAGAAGGCCGCCATCGCCCGCTCACTGACCATCGCGAAGTGGCTGGGCTGCGATCTCGGCTCCCAGCTCGACCTGTTCGTGCAGGACGCCCGGGTGCCGGCCGCCGACCGTGCCTACGAGGAGGGGCAGGCCGCCTCGATGAAGGGCGAGAGCCTGAAGTGCGAATATCACCCCGCCACGGAGCAATACCGCCAGTTTGCCAAGGGGTATCACGACGACCAAGAGACCCGGATCAAGAAGGGGATCACCAAGTTGCCGGTCGCGGTAGCTGAAGACCAGAAGGAGGCTGGCGCGAAGGTCGAGGCCAACGGCAAACAGCGCGCTGCTGACGCCAAGGAGTTTGATGCGCCGGCATCAGGCACACCCATGACCCGCGAGCAGTACAAGCGCCAGCAGGAAGCGTTGGCGAATTAAGATCGATGCCCCAGCACAAGCGCAAAGACCTAACGGGGTTACGTGTCGGTCGATGGCTTGTGCTGGGTTTTTCTCACCGAGACCACCGCTGGGGTCGATACCTTGCGATGTGGAATTGTCGATGTAGTTGCGGTGCAGAACGCGCTGTTTTAGCCATGCACCTTTCCACCGGGAAGACGACGTCCTGCGGCTGCGCGGCCGGCACTCACCGTATGACAAAGTCGGACGTCTATATCATCTGGGTGCAGATGATTGGGCGGTGCCATCGTCCAAAGACCTTCCGTTATAGGGATTATGGGGGTCGAGGAATTATTGTTTGTGACCGTTGGCGACGCAGCTTTAGTGATTTTTACGCCGATATCGGCCCGCGCCCAACGAAGCAGCACACGATTGATAGGTTGAATGTTGACGGCAATTATGAGCCCGGCAATGTTCGCTGGGCCACCGCTGCCGAGCAAAACCAAAATCAGCGAAGAACGAAGCTGAACCCAGAGAAGGTTTTGGCGATTCGAGCTGTGGCTACCCCGCACAACAGGCTGTCTCTGGCCGCCCAGTATGGCGTGACCCCGCGCATGATCGACCTTGTATCAAAGGGGCTGGCTTGGAAAAACATCGGTGGGCAGCTCAGGTCATGATCATCATCGGCATAGACCCCGGCCTCAATGGCGCGGTGGCGGCGCTGCAGCCGGCCGACCATGAGGGCGACGAATACATCCTCGACGCCATCGACCTACCGACTATGCCGGACGGCACCAAGCGCCAGATCGACGAGATGGAGTTGGCGCGCTGGCTGCGTCTGGTGACGCTGGGGAAGCCCGCCCGTGCGATAATCGAGAACGTGAGGGCGATGCCATCGATCCCCGGCGCAGGCGGCGAGCGGCGCTCTATGGGCTCTGCATCGTCGTTCCGGTTCGGCCTCGCCGCCGGCCAGCTGCGCTCGACCATCCGGATGGCCGGCATCCCCCTCGAATTTGTGGAGTCAGCCTCGTGGAAGAAGTGGTTCGGGTTGCGGGGCGGCAACAAGGAGGAGAGCCGGCAGCGGGCGCTGGAGCTGTGGCCGTTCTCGGCCTACCTGCTGAAGCGCAAGATGGATCACCAGCGGGCCGAGGCGATGCTGATCGCCAAGTATGGTAATCGACCCCTCATAGGAAGGAATTGAGCATGCTGTCCGATACCTCGCAGCGACGCTTCCAAAAACACTCCAAGGCCGGCAAACCGATGGTGCTGGCCGAGACGCACCCGGCGGTGGTCGAGGGGCGATCCCTGTTCACCAAATCAGCGAACGCTGGGCGCGGCACCGGCCGTGTTCTAATTTCCGGTCACAACCAGCGCAAGCTGGGCCGGCGGGTGGCGAAGGGACGCTGGACCGGGTTCGAGATTTACACTCTGACGCTGGAGGAGCGCAAAACCTGCCCCCGCACCTGCACCGAGTGGCAGTCCTGCTACGGCAACAGGATGCCGTGGTCGATCCGTCATCCCTCCGGTGAGGAGTTGGAGCGCAAAATCGGTGAAGAGCTGATTGAACTGCAGGCCAAACATCCGAGTGGCTTCGTCGTCCGACTGCACATTCTCGGCGATTTCTACTCGGCGGACTATGTCCGTAAATGGGGCGACTGGCTCGATCAATTCCCGGCCCTCCATGTCTTCGGCTACACCGCGCGACAGGGTGACGACATCGCCGCCGCGCTCGCCGAGCTGATTACCACAAGATGGGACCGGTTCGCTATTCGCTCTTCCGGAGCCGTCCTCGAAAATATTCCTGCGTCGGTCGTTCTGGACACAAAAGAGCAGGCTACCCACGAGATCGTGTGTCCGGTACAGACCGAGCAGACTGCATGTTGCGCGACGTGCGCGCTGTGCTGGTCGACCACGAAGGCCATCGCCTTCCTGCGCCATTGACGAAGCGCGCGAATCGTTCGAAAAAGAAAAGGCCCCCAGAGGCGGTGAACCTCCGAGGGCCGAAAACCAATCGATTGCACCGATTGGGGCGTCACGGGTAAAATAGGGGTAGACCCCGATCCCGTCAACCGTCCCGATCCAAATTTGGAAGGACGGTTATGGCTAAACTCCCTGAATGGTCTCCCTTCGACGTCGGAATTGAACAGGCGCTCCTTGGCGCTGTCCTCATGAACAACGACGCGCACGGGCTGGTTTCACGCCTCGTGACGGTCGATGACTTCTACGAGGGCATCCACCAGAAAATATGGGAGGTCGCCACCCAGCTGATCGAGGCCGGCAAGCCGGCGTCGCCGCTGACGATCCGGGTGTTCCTGCAGGAGTTCGAACTGCTGGAGGGCATCACCACCAGCCAGTACCTCGCCAAGCTGGCCGCCGGTGCTGTCACGGTCGTGAACGCCCCAGATTTTGCCAAGATCATCCGGGAACTCGCCGACCGCCGCCGGCTCGCCGACATCGGCCGCCAGTTGGTACCTACGGAGGCCACAGGAGCCGCCCAGATGGCCGCAGAGGCCATCGAGGCACTGGACGCCATCGTCACCGCCAGCGCGCCCACGGGGGCCCCTGCGGTCGATATGAGGCAGGCTATGGCGCGCGCGGTCGAGGCATCAGCTCAGGCCTACCAGAACGACGGCCACATCGTCGGCATCCCCACCACCCTCCGGGACCTCGACGCCAAGACCGGCGGCATGTCGCGGGGCGACCTCGTGATCCTCGCTGGCCGCCCCGGCATGGGCAAGTCGGCCGCGATGCTGACCATGCTGCGCCGGCAGGCCGAGCAGGGCTTCAGCTCGATGCTGGTCTCGCTGGAGATGTCGGACGTTCCGATGTCGCACCGCATGATATCGGACGCGATCTTCGACCTCCCGGGCGACAACATCCCCTACACCTTCCTGCGCTCCGGGCGGTTTCACGAGAAGCTATTCGAGGTGATTCGCGAAACCGCCGCCGCGCTGGCGGAGTTGCCGATCCGCATCGAGCAGCAGCCGGGCCTGACGGTGTCCCAGATCGCCGCGCGCGCCCGCCAGCTGAAGCGGAAGCGGGGGCTGGACATTCTGGCGGTCGACCACCTCGACCTCGTGAAGGCCTCCGGGCGCTACGCCGGCAACAAGGTCTACGAGCTGGGCGA